AACTTTGATTTGCTTTCTTTTCTATTTCTTTGGCTGAGACATTGAGGTTGAAACAATTGCTGACCGGTGGGGAGGGGGTCTCGAAAACCACACCCCCCTCTTCATCGCCGCCCTCCTAAAAAATTCTCCGGGGGAACATTTTTGGAAAACTTTTTATAAAAGCGCAGAGCTTTATTGACAGATTAGCATCAGGTCTTTTGTTTTTGTGGCTGATGGATAGTCTCCTTTCAAGTTGTAGTTTCGTGTGCTTCCGACATTTCTTATAACCCTCCATTTCTGACATAAATCTGTCTCTAAAGTGGCTGCGCTTTTATAAAAAGTTTTGTAAAAATTGATAATAACAACGTTAAAGTATGATTAAAATGCTCAGGGAGGAACTAAAAGTGGCAAAGAGAAGAAAGGCTACAACTCCCGAAGCACGGGAGAATCAGCTTATAGCTTTAGCTGTTGACCTGGCAGAGAAGCAACTACTCGAGGGAACCGCTTCTGCCCAAGTAATCACCCACTATTTGAAACTCGGCTCTACCAAGGAACACTTGGAACAGGAAATCATGGAAAAGCAGAAGGAGCTCATGGAGGCCAAGACCGAATCCATCAAATCCGCAAAGCGTGTAGACGAACTCTACACACAAGCTATGGATGCTATGCGGCGATATAGCGGACGAAGGAGTGAGGAGGATTACTAAAAATTATTCGGAGCTCATACAACTACCAACATTTGAAGAGCGTTTTCGGTATTTGAAGTTGCAGGGTACCGTTGGTAAAGAAACTTTTGGATTCGATCGATATTTGAACCAAGCGCTCTATTGCTCGGAGGAGTGGAAGCGAACTCGCAATCGAGTGATAGCTAGAGACAACGGATGTGACCTTGGGATTGAGGGGCGAGAAATCTTTAACCGAATCCTGATCCATCACATCAACCCAATTACGAAGGAGGATGTTATAGACCGAAATCCGATCATCTTTGACTTGAATAATCTTATAGCAACCACCCACAAAACACATTTAGCCATACATTATGGAGACGAGTCGCTGCTGATTACATCTCCTATCATAAGAACCCCGAATGATACTTGCCCCTGGAGGTGATTAAAATGGAAAGCATTCTGCTGTCGATAAAGAAACTGCTTGGCCTAGATGAGTCATATGAGGCTTTTGATGAAGACATAAAAATTTATATCAACTCAGTTCTTGCCACGTTGCCTCAACTAGGCGTCGGGCCTTCTTCCGGTTTTTCTATAGATGGAAGACAGCAAACCTGGGATGAACTGCTGGACAATGACGCTCGATTAAATTTTGTCAGGAGCTATGTATATCTAAAGGTGCGACTCCTATTCGATCCGCCGACAAGTTCCTACGCCATAGACGCCATTAACAAGCAGATATCCGAACTGGAGTGGCGAATCGTGGTGACTGTTGACGGTTCTGCCACATAGCGTCTTGACGCTGAATTTTTTTGTGATATACTAAAGCCACAAATTTAAAAACGGAGGGATTATAAAAATGAAACTAAAATCTTTAGCTTTTTCCCTCGCAATTTCCATGCTACTCTTCGCTTCGGCTTGCAGTAGTTCGACGGAATCGGTAGCCAACGACGAGCCAGCAGAGCAAGAAGTGGAAATTGTCGACGCCATTGACAAGATCGAGGATGCAGAAGAAGTTGAAGCTGAGCCGGAAGAAGATGAGGACGCTGCCTGGCAGGAGTATGCTTATCGAGACCTTGGAAATCTTGGCTACGCTACAGATGTTCTCAGCGAGGCAAGTGTTGGCGATTATGTGACGTTCGGTTCCTATGAACAGGACGGCAACTATCTTGACGGTTCTGAAGATATCGAATGGCTTGTCTTAGATATTCAAGACGGAAAGGTGCTACTGCTTTCGAGATATGGCCTCGATTTGCAGGAGTATGACGAATATGAAGGGACTCTTTCTTCGCCGACGTGGGAGACCTGCTCTGTTCGAGCATGGCTTAATGATGATTTTTATAACGAAGCCTTCACGGAAGAGGAACAACAGCATATCGTATACACTCTAAACACGAACCCAGACAGTAATGCCCTTTGGCTGGATGCTGGACGTAAGGACAAAGGAGCGTCTGGCGGAAACGATACGGAAGATTATGTGTTTCTTTTAAGCTATCAAGAGGTTTACGATTATTTTGGCGGTCGTTTGTTCGGCGCTACAGATGAAAACTATTATGAGTCGCTGGTATGCTATCCTACGCAGGCGCTACTGGATAAATGGGTGCACTACTTGGATAGTGAACAGTACGAGGATTATTACGCTGAAGATGGATATCCAGATACAATGATTGGAGCCGTCGCATGGCTTCTGCGCTCTCCTGGAAACAGCCAGGACTACGTGTCCATAGTGGATTACAACGGAACGATCTGGAACACCGTTGCAAACTCTGGTTATAGCTCCGCAACTCGCCCGGCCATCTGGGTCAGCTTTGAGTAACCGCTGAAAATTTAATATTAGCTTTCGAGAGCTGTCTTATTAGGATTTTCCTTTTAAGGCAGCTCCTTTTTATTTCACGCAAGGGAGAGGTGAAAAGTCAAAATGAATGAGAATTACTTGGTCCACTACGGTACCCCGAAACATTCTGGGCGGTATCCTTGGGGTTCTGGAAATCGTCCTTACCAGTCGGAAGAAAACTCGGCCACCTATGCAGAAAAGAAGGCACAAGCTCTTAAGTCTGGAAGTGCCAAAGAGATTCTTCAGTATAAAGGCGACCTGACAAATCAGGAGATGCAAACTGCCTTGAGTCGATTGAATTTGGAAAAGCAGCTTTCCGATATTTCTGCCAGAGAAACTACGACAAATGCCAAGCGTCTGGAGTCCTTTACGAAGACTCTCGGGAATGTAGCGAACTTTGCGGAACAAGGCACAAAAGTTTACAATGCCGTTGCTAAAGTAAGCAATGCTTTTAGCAACGAAAAGAAGCTCCCACTCATTGGCCAGGAGAGCAAAGACAAGAATAAGGATAAAGATGCTAAGAAAATAAGTGATAAAGCAAGAAAATTGATCAATAGTGGGCAATATCAAACAATACTGAACAACTCGTCTCAGTTTACAACTGACGAAATTCAGGAAACCCTTACCCGGATGAGCAAGATAGAGGATCTCAAGAAGAAAGTTAGTCAGGGGATTGGTTCGTAATGGCTTTATCCAATACCGCAGTCCCTCGATACTACGGGGAATTTCGTGAAGCCGTCCTCCGAGGAGACATTCCCGTTTGCCGAGAAATCTCTATGGAGATGAACCGCATAGACGACCTTATAGCAAATCCCGGTGTTTACTATGACGAAGATGCCGTGGAAGGCTACATTGCGTTTTGCGAAGGCGAATTGACTTTAACGGATGGCTCAGACCTTGTGCTCCTGGATTCTTTTAAGCTGTGGGCAGAACAAGTGTTTGGATGGTACTACTTCATCGATCGGAGTGTGTATGAGCCTTACCCGGACAATCACGGTGGGCACTATGTCAACAAGCGAATTCTGAAGAGGCTCATTAACAAACAGTACATCATCGTTGCTCGTGGTGCTGCCAAGACCATGTATGCCGAGAGCATACAGGCGTATGGGCTGAATATAGACACGTCAACCACTCAGCAGGTGACGACCGCTCCAACCATGAAGCAGGCTGAAGAAGTAATGTCTCCCTTTAAGACAGCAATTCTTCGAGCTAGAGGACCGCTGTTCCAGTTTCTCACAGAAGGCTCTATCAACAACACAACTGGCTCGAAAATGAATCGAGTTAAACTGGCCTCAACTAAGGAAGGCATCGTCAATTTTCTAACCGGCTCTCGTTTGGAAATTCGGCCAATGACCATCGATAAGTTGCAGGGGCTACGATGCAAATATGCTACCGTGGACGAATGGCTTTCCGGAGATATCCGCGAGGATGTTGTTACAGCAATTGAACAGGGTGCATCTAAAAATGACGACTTCCTGATTATTGCAACGAGCTCCGAAGGAACGGTTCGTAATGGAGCCGGTGATACGATTAAAATGGAGCTCATGAAAATCCTGAAAGGTGAGTACATCGCTCCTCATGTTTCCATTTGGTATTACAAGCTCGACGACATCAAAGAAGTTGCCGACCCATCCATGTGGCTTAAGGCGAACCCCAATTTGGGGAAGACTGTCACCTACGAGACCTATCAGCTCGACGTCGAGCGGGCGGAGAAAAATCCATCGGCGCGGAACGATATATTAGCTAAACGATTTGGTATACCTCTTGAAGGGTATACCTATTTCTTTACCTATGAGCAAACGCTTCCCCACCGAAGGAGAGATTTCTGGTCGATGCCCTGTGCTCTCGGAGCTGACCTGTCGCAGGGGGATGACTTTTGCGCATTTACGTTTCTGTTTCCGCTTCGAGATAGTTCTTATGGGATTAAGGTTCGCAGCTACATTTCGTCCCTGACCCTGAACAAGCTTCCATTGGCTATGCGAAACAAATACGAAGAATTCATTAGAGAAGGAAGTTTGATTGTCCTTGAGTGTACCGTTCTTGACATGATGGACGTATATGACGATTTGGATCAGCATATCCAGAATTGCCAATACGATGTTCGGGCTTTTGGATATGATCCGTATAATGCAAAAGAATTCGTTGAGAGATGGCAAATGGAAAATGGCCCCTTTGGAATCGAGAAAGTTATACAGGGGGCTAAAACTGAAACGGTTCCTCTTGGAGAGCTCAAAATACTTGCCGACGAGAGAATGCTTTTGTTTGACGAGAAGCTCATGCAGTTCACCATGGGAAACTGCATAACCTTGGAAGACACTAACGGAAACCGCAAACTGCTCAAAATGAGAAGAGACCAAAAGATAGATAATGTGGCATCCACCATGGATGCTTACATTGCCTATAAAGCAAACAAAGACGCATTTGAATAAGGGGGTGGTTTTAATGCCATCATTTGGCGAAAGGCTGAAGCACAGCTGGAACGCCTTCTTTAACAAAGATCCCACAAATTACAATTGGATGGGATCGAGTACGGCTTTCCGGCCGGATCGGGTTCGGCTAACACGAGGAAATGAACGCTCCATCGTTACGGCAATATACAACCGAATTGCCATTGATGTGTCGGCAGTACCAATCCACCATGTTCGGGTTGACCCCAATGGGCGGTATGTGGAGACGATTGATAGCGGCCTTAATAATGCTCTCAGCGTTGAGGCGAATATAGACCAGACTGGGCGAGCGTTTATTCAGGATGTTGTGATGTCAATGTTCGATGAGGGCTGTGTTGCTATTGTGCCAGTTGACACGACCATCAACCCGACCGTATCTGGCTCTTATGATATTCAGACTTTACGAACTGGGAGGATTGTCCAATGGTACCCTGAATATGTTCGGGTTAGCCTGTACAATGACCGGGAAGGTAGGCAAGAAGAAATTATCTTGCCTAAGAAGGTTGTGGGCATCGTTGAAAATCCACTTTATGCCGTCATGAACGAGCCAAACTCCACGTTACAGCGGCTGGTAAGAAAGTTGAATCTCCTCGATGCCATTGATGAACAAAGTGGTTCTGGGCGTTTGGATATGATAATCCAGCTTCCATATACCATAAAAACCGAAGCCCGACGTGCCCAAGCGGATCAACGTCGTAAAGATATAGAGTCGCAACTCACTGGGTCTAAGTATGGCATTGCCTACATCGACAGTACCGAGCACATTACTCAGCTCAATCGGTCTGTCGAGAATAATCTTATGAAACAGATTGAGTACCTTACATCTTTGCTGCACAGTCAGTTGGGACTGAACGAGGAAATTCTCAACGGAACAGCTGGTGAATCGGCTATGCTGAATTACAACAATAGAACAGTTGAACCAATTCTATCGGCCATTACGGATGAGATTAACCGAGTATTCCTGACCAAGACTGCACGAGCGCAGCGGCAAAAAGTGATGTTCTTCAGCGACCCATTTAGGCTTACCCCAGTCAGCAATCTTGCTGATATAGCCGATAAATTTACCCGCAATGAGATTCTGTCGTCCAATGAGGTGCGAGGTATCATCGGTTTTAAGCCGGTTGATGACGATAGGGCAAACGAGCTTCGGAATAAGAACCTTAATCAGCCGACAGACGGGTCCCAGCCTGTACGTGTTGATTCTACTGAAGACTAAACAGGAGGAAAATTCAAAATGGACACAAATTTTGATTGCAGCGGCTGGGCAACGAAAAATGATCTGAAATGTGCCGATGGGCGAACCATTCGTGACGGGGCGTTTAAAGATAATGACGGTGAAACAGTTCCCCTAGTATGGCAACATCAGCATGATAGCCCGGCCAACGTCCTCGGTCATGCTCTTCTCGAGTATCGCCAGGGCGAGGGAATGTATGCCTACGCAAAGTTCAACGATACGCCAAACGGCGAGAATGCAAAAAAGCTTGTCGCTCATGGTGACGTGACGGCATTTTCTATCTTTGCCAACCAGCTTACACAGAGAGCTGGTGATGTTATTCACGGCTCCATTAAAGAAGTAAGCTTGGTGCTTGCCGGAGCCAATCCTGGCGCTTTTATCGATTTTCCGGTTCTTGCTCATTCCGGCGAGTCCGTAACTGATGAGGCGATTATCTACACCGACGAAGAAATTTCTTTGGCTCATTCGGAAGAAACTCCAAAGAAAGAAGCAGAAGATAAGGATGAAGCTGAGAAGAAAGAGTCTGATGATAGCGATAAAAAGCAGCGGACGGTTTCGGACGTTATCGGCGAGCTTACAGATGAGCAAAAACAAGCCGTTGGATATTTGATTGGCCAAATGACCGAAAAAGCATCTGACGAAAAGTCAGAAAAATCTGATGAAACAGTAGAACATTCCGATGAAGGAGGAGAAAATATTATGAAGTTTAATGTGTTCGATTCTTCGAGTCAGGACAAAAAGACCGTGCTGTCTCATGATGACATGAAAGTGATCATGGCCGACGCCAAGCGTTGCGGAAGCCTGCGAGACGCCGTGTCCCACAACATGGAGGAGGGGGTTCTGGCTCATGCGGTCACCGACTCTAATGGCAACGAGGTTGGCTACGGCATTGCTGACATCGACTACCTGTTCCCGGACGCAAAGGCGCTTAACAACACTCCCGAGTTTATTAAGCGCGAAGACGGCTGGGTAACCGAGGTCATGAACGGTGTGCATCGAAGCGCATTCAGCCGCGTAAAGTCCACCTTGGCCAACATTACCATGGACGAGGCCCGGGCTAAGGGTTATATGAAGGGCAAGCTGAAGAAGGACGAAGTCTTTACTCTGCTTAAGCGCTCCACCGACCCCCAGACTATCTACAAAAAGCAGAAGCTGGATCGTGACGACATTCTGGATATCACTGACTTTGACGTTGTGCGGTGGATCAAGTCCGAAATGCGCATGATGCTGGACGAGGAAATTGTTCGGGCAATTCTGATTGGTGATGGCCGTGCATCTTCTGACGACGACAAGATTTCCGAAGATCATATTCGTCCTATCGCAACCGACTCTGAGCTGTACACCATCAAGGCTACTGTTGCTGCCGGTACCAGTGATTCTCCCACCGAGAAGAACTTCATTCGTGCAGCTCGCAAGGCTCGTAAGAACTACAAGGGCTCCGGCAATCCTGTTCTGTTCACCACTGAGGATATGCTGACTGATATGCTGCTCCTGGAGGACAACATCGGGCATCTGCTGTATGAAGATGAGTCTCATCTGGCACGAGTTCTGCGTGTTAAGAAGATTGTCGCGGTGCCCCCCATGGAGGATTACGTCAATGAGAAGAACGGCCGTCTGCTGGGCGTGATCGTCAACCTGAATGACTACAACGTCGGCGCAGACAAGGGTGGCGATGTCTCTATGTTCGATGACTTTGACATTGACTACAACCAGCAGAAGTACCTTATCGAGACTCGCTGCTCTGGTGCTCTGGTTAAGCCCTTCTCCGCCATTGCTCTGTGGACTTCCGACACTGCTGTAAGCACGGAAGATGGAGACAATCCTTCCGAGAACGGCTGATATGAGAAGAGTGCCCTCGGCAATTATTCTCTGACCAGTGACACCGCGGTCAAGAGCGGCAAGACCTACTACGAGAAGGACTGAGCGAGAATTCAAAATGAAATAGGTTTTGGGTGGTGCTGATGACTAGTATCACCCATTCCGTTTCGTAGTGTTTAATAGGAGGAGATATGGCACGGTTTTATGGAAAAGTCGGTTACGCCGAAACATCTGAAACCCGACCGGGCATTTTTCAGGAAACGGTTACAGAACGAGTTTATTATGGTAACGTCGAACGAAACATCAGTAAATGGTCTTCTAGCGGCAACCTTAATGACGATACAACTGTCAGCAACAAAATAAGCGTCGTCGCCGATCCATATGCGTATCAGAATTTTCCTCATATTAAATACGTCGAGTGGATGGGCACTTTATGGAAGGTTTCTGAGATTGAAGTAGAGCGCCCTAGACTCATCCTTACTATCGGGGGTGTGTATAATGGCTAGCAGACTTGAACTGCATGAGGAGCTTTGTGATTTGCTCGGAAGTAGAAATTGTTATTACCAACCCCCAGAGTCTGTAAAGATGAGTTATCCATGCATTGTGTATAACCAGGGTAAAAGTACAGAACGGTATGCAAACGATAGGCTATATTCTCTGAATCATTCCTATGACGGAATCGTCATTTCAAAAGATCCAGAGTATGACCTAGTCGACAAAATTGCATACCATTTTCCAAAGTGCAGCACGGAAACACCGTATGTTGCAGATAATCTTTACCACTGGCCATTTCGAGTTAAATATTAAGATATTAATAAGGAGGAAAAATCATGAGCAAACTTGTTTGGGACAAAACTGGCGAGCGCCTGTATGAAACTGGTATTAAGAACGTTGTGCTGTATCCCACAGACAAGACTGGCGCATACGGATCCGGTGTGGCCTGGAATGGTGTCACCTCGGTTAACGAAAGCCCTTCTGGCGCAGAGTCTAACCCCCAGTATGCCGACGACATCAAGTATCTTGACCTGCGTTCCGTGGAGGAAAGAGGTGCCACAATTGAGGCATTCACTTATCCGGATGAATTCGCTGAGTGCGATGGATCCGCAGAGGTTGTTGCTGGCGTGACTATTGGGCAGCAGTCTCGCCGTACCTTCGGTCTGTGCTACAGAACTATTCTGGGCAACGACACGGACACCGACGATTATGGCTACAAGCTGCACATCCTGTATGGCGCCGTGGCATCTCCCAGTGAGCGTAGCTATAACACCGTCAACGATTCTCCCGACATCATCACGTTCAGCTGGGAGATTTCTACTACGCCCGTTACTGTTACCGGCTACAAGCCTACTGCTAGTATTGAGATCGACTCCACTAAGGTCGATAAGACTAAGCTGGCTGCTCTGGAAGATATTCTGTACGGTACGGATGAAGCAGAGGCTCGTCTGCCTATGCCCGATGAGATCATCGAGATTATGACGAAGACCGCTTAATAAAAGCGTAAAAACCAAAGGGCTACCTCAAACTCTGGGGCAGCCCTTTTTACATCTTGAAAGGAGAACTGTAAATGCTTAAGAAAACTATGACCTACACCGATTATAACGGCGTTAGCAGAACCGGTGACTTTTACTTCAACCTGTCCAAAGCCGAACTGATTGAGATGTCTTACTCTGTTGAAGGCGGCCTGGATGAATACATTCGAAAGATCATCGATGAAAACGACTATTCGAAGCTTCTCAGCTACTTCAAGAAGCTTGTTAAGATGTCCTACGGCGAGAAGACCACCGACGGCAAACGGTTCATCAAGAGTGAGGAACTTACTGAGGCCTTCACGCAGACCGAGGCCTTCTCCGACCTGTTTGTTGAGCTGGCGACTAATGCAGAGTCTGCACTCGAGTTTATCCGCGGAATCATTCCTGCTGATATCTCTTCCGAGGTTGAAAAAACAGCGGAGTATAAAGAAGCAACTAAGATGATCGGGCAGTGAGGAAGGTAGATGGCTGAATCGTGCTGAAGATAATAATTCCAGAGGGAGAGGTTTATGACGAAGAAAAGAACCTCTTCATTTCGCATAAGGAACAGCCATTGACCCTTGAGCACTCGCTCGTATCAATTTCAAAATGGGAGTCAAAGTGGAATCGGCCATTTCTGTCTAAAGAGAAAATGACCTACGAAGAGACTATCGATTACATTCGATGCATGACTTTAACCCCCAATGTCGACCACGAATGTTACTACAGATTAAGCAACGACAACATTCGCCAGGTCGAAGCATATATCGATGCCCCAATGACGGCAACCACATTTTCCAATCGTGATGGGCGGTCATCCAATCGGCGACTGATAACCTCTGAGCTTATTTACTACTGGATGGTCGCCCTCGGCATCCCTTTCGAATGCCAAAAATGGCATCTCAACAGACTTATAACTCTGATTCGAGTATGCAACGAGGAAAACAAGCCGCCTAAAAAGATGGGTATGGGCAAAACCATGCGGCAGAACCACAGTCTTAACGCCGCAAGACGAAAAGCATTACATACGAAAGGATAAAGTATTATGGCATCTAACAAGACCGCAAAAGCGGAAAAGAAGCATATTTCGCCGGAACTGATTTCCTTGGTTATTGATGGCGAATACGGAACCCAGGGGGAAAGAAGTAGAAAATTGACTGCTGATGGATATAATCCGTCCTCTGTTACGAAGAAAATCCATGATCTGGAGGCTTTGGCAAAGCAAGTTTCGCCGTACAGGGACCTCGCCAAAGAGTATTGGCCGGCGGTTGTGAAGATTCTGGAGCTGGAATGAAGGTAACGTTCAAGCATCGAGGAAACTTCAACAAGACTGAGAACTTTCTCGAAAAAGCGAAGAAGACTGACTTTTTCACAATACTTGAGAAATACGGTGAAGCCGGCGTTGCAGCATTAGCGTCGGCTACGCCTGTTGACACTGGGCTTACTGCCAGTTCGTGGAGTTATGAGATTCATCAGGATAGCGATGACTGTGCCATCTATTGGACCAATTCCAACGTGAACAACTATGTCAACATTGCAATCATCTTGCAATATGGGCACGGAACGAGAAACGGCGGATATGTACAAGGGCGAGACTACATCAATCCAGCAATTCGGCCAATATTTGACGAAATAGCCGAAGCTGCATGGAGAGAGGTTCAATCATGGTGAGACTTTGAAGAGTCTCCTTTGACTAGTCCTGTGAGCCCTTCGTAGGCAGTTTTTATGGCATGAATAAGACTACCTAGAATTGCGATTGCTTCGACCAATTCGTCGATAACCGGTATTGGGTCGGGGCTGATAATTAAAGCAAGGCAAACGCCGACAATTCCTATGTCGACCACCAGTTTCTTTACAGTAGACATATAAATGACCCTTTCTATCTATGTTTTGTCCATTGTATAACAAACCGACGGCCATTGCAATAGCGAACTAGGGGCTCCAATCTTGGGGCTCCTTATTTTTTTCTGAAAATTCAAAATGGGGAGGCGATTAGCTATGTCGAGCGTTGACAATCGCATTGTAGAAATGCGATTCGATAACAAAGATTTCGAGGACGGCGTAAGCACGAGCCTCACCACACTTGAAAAGCTTAAAGAGTCCTTAAACCTTGATGGGGCTACAAAAGGACTCGAGAGTGTCGATAAGGCAGCTAAAAGTATTTCGCTTGATAGTATCAGCGAATCCGTTGAAAAGGTGGCTGATCACTTCTCATCCTTGCAGATCATAGCCGATGAGGTTCTTCGTAAAATCGGAGACTCTATTTATGATCTTGCGGAGCAGGCAGTGAGCCTTGTCAAGTCGATGTCCGTTGATCAGGTTACAGAGGGATTCAGCAAGTATGAGAAAAAGACACAAGCTGTTCAGACGATTATGAATGCCACAGGCAAGTCAATCGATGAGGTTAGTGACAGCCTGGATAAGCTAAACTGGTATACTGACGAGACCAGCTATGACTTTACGAGCATGGTCGATAACATCAGTAAGTTTACCTCCAACAGCGTGGATCTCGACACAGCTATAACCTCTATGATTGGTATTGCCAACGCCGCCGGTCTTGCTGGTTCTTCCGTGGACGATGCCAGCCACGCCATGCAGGGTTTCTCAAAGGCAATCGCTCAAGGGTATATGACTCGCACAAACTGGCAATGGATTCAGACGGCTCACATGGACACAACTCAGTTCAAAGAAATTTTAATTGAATCCGCAGAGGCCATGGGGACTCTTATATCGACTGGCGATGGGCTGTACGAAACTCTGGAGGGGACGACCGTAAGTGTTGCCGACTTTGAGACCGCATTGAAAGACGGGTGGATGACCACCGATGTCATGAACGATGCCCTTGCCCAGTTTGGTAGCACTACTGAAGAAATATATGAAGAATTTCTTAAGACTGGGGATCTGACTTCCGACATTATTGCCCGCATGGCAATCGATATGGACGACCTCGGCCTTAAGTCTTTCAAAGCTGCTCAGGAAGCTAAGACTTTCACCGATGCAATCAACTCCGTTAAGGATGCCGTTAGCACCGGATGGATGATGTCTTTCGAATTTATCTTTGGCAACTACGAAGAAGCAGTCTCGCTTTGGACGAACGTTGCCAATGAGCTTTGGGATGTCTTTGCTGGAGGAGCTGAGGCCCGCAACACCATGCTCAAAGAGTGGCATGATGCCGAAGGCTATGCAACGGCTCTAGAAGCCGTGGCCAACATCTGGTCTGGGTTAAAGGCTATTCTTTATTCTGTTCAGGATGCGGCTCGTGACGTATTTCCTGCTATGACTTCCGAGCGCCTTCTTACGATTACTTCGAATGTCCGGGACTTCACAGCCAAGTTTAAAGAGGCATTTACCTATGTTGAAGAGGCAACAGATGCCGTTGAGGAATTCGTCGAGCCCATTACCGAAACGACGGAGGAAGTCACAGAGGTTGCTCAGGAAGTGGCCCAGGTTGCATACGATGTCAACGAGCTTGCCAATCGTGTTATCAATGGTGAATTCGGAAACGGCGAAGAGCGAAAGGAGCAGCTTGAGGCACTCGGCTACTCGTACGAAAAAATTCAAAATAGAGTCAACGAGCTTCTCGGATGTAATGTTCGACTCGTGGAAACTGAGGAAGATCTTACCGATACCGTAACTGAAACCACGGATGCCGTTGAGGAAGTTACAGATGCGATCTCCGAAGCCGCTGAAACCGTCGATGAGGCAGCCGAGCCAGTCGAGACAACTTCTAATATTATCTCGAATCTGCAAAGCACGGTTAGAGGATGTGCTTCCGTTCTGAGTATTTTCGGTCAGGCAATAAAAGCAGTCAACAAAGTGCTTGTGAAGCCGGCGTTGAAAGTGGCGGTTTCTTGGCTTGCCAAAGGGCTGTCTTACACGGCCAAGCTCGGAGACAAGATCACCGAGATTTCCACGAAGCTTAAAGAGGAAAACTATTTCGAAGAAAAGCTAAATAAACTTGTTAGCTACTTTGATACGGCTAAAGCTGCTGTAGATGACTTCTATAAGCAGGCGCAGAGCTCAGCCGCTATTCAGACATTTTTGGGATACGTTGACTCGGCCAAAAACAAGGTTAAGAGCTGGTTTGACAAGATAAAGGAGTCCTTTTCTAGTCTTAGCGAGCTAGAGTTTAACTTCCCGACAGGCAGCGAGCTGCTAGCCATCTTTGACAACCTGGCTAGCAAGGCAAATAAGGTTATTGAAGCACTAACGCCATTCTTTACGCTTCTTTCTGAAAAGATACAGCAGCTAAAGTCGGACGTTGAAAGTATCAACTTTGAGTCACTGCAAAATTCCATCGCTACTAGCGACTCCTGGTTTGCAAAGATGGCTCGGAAAATTGGATCGTTCTTCTCAACCGTATGGGAGGAAATCAAGAACTTCTTTAATCAATTCAAAGATGCTTCCTCTGAAAATTTCACGAAAATATTTACAGATGAGTTTGAGAAGATCAAGACGAAATTTTCCGAATTCAAGGAAAACTTTAGCTTCAGCGACCTGTTTGAGATTCCAAAAGAGAAGTGGAGCAACTTCACTAGCACCCTCTCCACGATTGGAACGGCGATTGCAAACTTCGCCTCCCAAATTACACCGGCGAAAGTAGTCCTTGCTGTATTTGTTGGGATATTCGCTTCTTTGTTGCTGTCCGCAAGGAAGCTTATGAATAGTACATCCGGTGTCATGAAATCGGCAACGTCCCTGATATCTTCGTTCAGCAGTCAAATAAAAGCAAGCCCCCTTCGACAGATTGCGCTGGCTATAATCATTTTAGCAGCGGCTCTAACGATCCTAAGCAAGGTGGATTCGGCGAGCCTTAAACAGGCAACCAACTCGATGCTTGAGGTCATGGGTGCCTTGGTGGCGATGACTGCCATCCTCGGCGTGATAAGCCGTTGGCTGTTCGATGAGGCAACGGTCATTAAATTCCAAAGTATAGGCGTTGCCATGCTTGAATTGTCCGGGGCGGTACTTGTGGTTGCCATCGCACTCAGGACCCTAGACAAAGTCAACATGGATGGTATGGCTGCAAAATTGGCAGTTGTTGGCGGCGTCATTGTGGCGCTGGCAGTCATAGCCGTGCTAATGGCACTCGTTCCGACAAAATCAGAAGTAAATGCGCTTCCAATCATTGCCTTGGCTGCATCGCTGTATATAGTTGTTCTGGCACTTAAGAAGCTAGAAAATGTAGACCTCGAAAACGTAAAGAACAATATTGGGGTTCTTATTATCATCATAGCGTTGATGGCGGTACTTGGACTCGCTGCAAGTAAAGTCAAGTTCGGCGGTGCGGCTGGCCTGATGCTTCTGTGCTTTGACTTGCTTATTTTTGTCGGGGTCATGAAGATACTGGCTAATGTATCTACTGCAAAAATGCTAAGTGCTCTTCCAAATTTCATAGCGATTTTTGCCCTTATGATTCCCTTGTGCATAGCTGCTCGTTTGGCAGGCAAGAATGCCGCCTCGGCTGGTGCTGCCATCCTGTTAATGTCAATCGCCATGCTGGTCATAGCAAAAGCTATAGACCAAATCGGAAGCCTCGATGAAAGCGCCGTCAAGCAGGGCATGACTGTGGTTGCAGAGCTGATGGCTTTGTTTGCTGTGATTACGGCTCTGTTTAGTTTCTCGTCCTATGAGCCTACAGGAGCCGCCAAAGTCGGTGCGAGCTTGCTGCTCATGGCCGCAGCTATACTGGTTCTTGGCATCGCTATTAAATACATAGGCGAGCTCGACCCCGAAACAGCAAAGCAAGGAGCGATTATCGTAGAGTCTATTCTTGCTATCTTCACAGTCATGATCGCAGTCGGCAAAGCAGCTAAAGGCAGTGCCAGCGCAATTGTCGCTATGACCGTAGCACTGGTGGCGATTACGGCTGCATTCATCCTGCTAGAGGACATCCCGTTCAGCAATCTGATGTCGAGTGCTGCTGCCTTGAGTTCGGTGCTCCTTGCACTGGCCGGAGCCACCAGACTCGTCAAAGCGTCAAAATGGAGCGATGCATTGGTGTCAACACTCCAGATGGCTGCATTGCTATATGCCCTTGTTGGGGCATTTCTGCTGATGAAAGACCTTGACGGCATGAATCTTCTTGAGCAGGCCTCTGGAATTGCCGTGGCGTGTATTTCTTTGGCAGCTGCCACGAAGATAATCTCCAGTCTCAAGTTCGGAGACCTTAAATCCGTAGGAGTAAGCCTAGCCGCATTCGCCGGTGTCGCCGTGGTTGTCGGTCTTGTCATGACAGCAATCGTGGCACTAACTGCCACAAAAGGCTTCCAGAACTTCATGGCCAACAGCGAGCAGATTTGTCTGGCGTTGGTTGAGTTGGAAGCTGTGATTCTTGTTCTTATCGGACTTGAAGCTGTTATGGGTGTTATCGGCACCATGGGAGTAAAGAACATCTCTGTTGGTGCATTAGGGCTTGTTGAAGTATTTGGCGTATTTGCAGTGCTTTTACTGGCCATTTCCGGGTTAACAAAGACCGAATGCTTCAACAGCTTCGTGTCCAACAGCGAGCAGATTTGTCTGGCGTTGGTTGAGTTGGAAGCGGTGATTCTAGTTCTTATCGGACTTGAAGCTGTTATGGGTGTTGTCGGCATGCTTGGTGTCAAATCGCTCTCAACAGGCGCACTTGGCTTGGTAGAAGTGGCTGCTGTTGTTGCCCTTTGTTTACTCGGCCTCTCTGCCCTGACCGAGTGTGAAGGGTTCAACAGCTTCGTGGCCAACAGCGAGCAGATTTGCACTGCTTTGCTGCGGCTGGCAGATGTGGTTGCTGCTTTTGCCATTATCGAGGCCGCAGTTGGTGCAATTGGTACTTTCGCTAACCCCGTTGCAATAACCGATGGCTTATACGGCCTGATCGGGGTTATTGGGGTTATTGGATCGCTTGTGGCGGCCCTTGCTGCGCTTTCTACTACATTTAGCGATGCCTCTTGGGAAGCTCTCGATAATGGCATACTGATTATTCAGAAAATTGGCGAAAGCATTGGAAAGTTTGTTGGCGGAATTGTAGAAGGGTTCACAGACGAACTTCCTAACATTGCTGATAATCTGTCCAGCTTCGCCGATAAGCTTCAAGGGTTCCTATCCTGTATGGCGAGTTTATCAGACTCCAACTCCGGGGCAATTGCCGGAGCTGCAAACCTTGTAAGTATGTTGCTGGATATGACGCAGCTTAAAACAAGTAAGCTCGAACAGATTGACATGGAGGGAATAGCCACCAAACTTAGCGATTTCAGTGAGCCATTCTCATCGTTCTGCGAAAGCGTCAAAGATGTTGACGGAGCAAATGTGGAGGCTTGTGCAAATGCCGCACTGGCCTTGGCGAGCCTGGAAAATTCGTTGCCGAGCAGAGGGGGAAAACTCGACAACTGGTTTGGGACTAGTGAGGATCTCGAGACGTTCGGAACTCAGCTACAGACATTTGCATCCGGTTTTACGCTTTATTATTTGCTCATATCTGCTATTAGCCCAATTGACCAGAGCGTCGTAGATGCGTCTATTTCTGCTGCACAGTCTCTAGCTGGTTTGAACGACTATCTTCCGAACACTGGCGGCAATCTTCAAACTTGGATTGGACAACCGGATCTTGCTAGCTTCGGAACAAATTTGGCGACATTTGCATCCGGGTTCGTAGCCTATTACAACACAATAAGTGCTGCCAAGATTAACTATAAGACAGTTACTAAGTCGGCTGACGCCGCCAAGGCCTTGGCTGAAATGAACGATGCCCTTCCAAGCACTGGCGGCACTCTTATGAACTGGCTATGCGGAGACAAAGATCTCTCTCTTTTCGGAACAAACCTTGAGAGCTTCGGTACAAGCCTGGTTAACTACTATAACACTATCAAAAATGCTGAGATCGATACTGACATTATTCAAACGTCGAAAGATGCAGGAACCATGCTCGCCGACCTTAATGAGGCTATCCCAACCGATGGCGGCTTCTGGGGCTGGATAACTGGTAAACAAGGTCTTGACGACTTTGGTACTAATTTAACGGCTTTCGGAGAAGGAATTGCTAGCTATTACAAATCCCTCGATGGCATAAGTCTTTATCGAATTGGAATGTCAGCAACATATCTCGGCCAAATGGCCGATGTTTGGGAGAAAATTTCGGAGCTTAAAGGCAACGATCTTGGCGATTTTGGAGATGACCTAGAGGACTTCGGGGCTAGCATAAGCAGCTTCAATTCCACAATTTCCAAGGTTACTTGGACTGATTTCAGCGATGCCATGACGGCCGTAGACAACTTTGCTACGATGGCGACCACACTCAATTCCATCGAGACGACTGGAATTACGAATTTTAGTGCCGGAGTACTTAGCCTTGCCCAAGCCGGCATACTTGCATTCGTAAACGCATTTGAGGAAGCTGATACTGATGCCGAGGATGCGGTCACTGGTTTCATAGATGCTGCCGGGTTGGCCATAGACGGAAAACAGTCAGATATGGAGACTAAGGGCGAGTCACTGACCAGTTACGTTGCCGATGGAATGCGGGCTAAGAAGACGGCTGTTCAGACTGCGGCTTCCGTCGTTGCCTATGCCGGGTCGACCACGTTGAGTGATTACTACGACACTTACCAATACATAGGAAACTACCTCATGCAGGGATTTGCTAATGGCGTTTATAACAATGCCTGGCGAGTCACAAACGCTGCATCCTATGTTGCAGACCAAGCTGCGCAGAAAATCAAAGATGTGCTCGACATCAACTCTCCGTCCGGAGTGACCGAAGAGTACGGCGAATATTTCTCACAAGGTCTTGTCAACGGCATCCTCAATCTGGCAGGCTCCGTGACGAACGCCTCTGACCAAATCAGCGACGGCGCTATCGAAGCAATGCAAAATTCCATCCAGCGAATCTCCGATATTGTCTCCGGTGACATCGATATGACCCCGACGATCCGGCCAGTTCTCGACCTGTCGAATGTCCGAAGCGGTGCAAGGCAAATCAGTTCCATGTTGAACTACAAGAATGCACTCGATTCCGGCATAGGTTCGACCAGTGTCCAGATAAGTCAAAATGGATTTATAGAAAGCGATCTAGCCGAGAAAGTCCAGGCTCTCAACACAAACAACCAGGAACTTTTGGACTCCATCAATCGTCAATCTGAGATTATGGAAGATGTTAAAGACCTTCTGTCCAGCCAGAAAATCGTTATGGACAGCGGGGAGGTTGTCGGTGTTGTCAGCCGCGGTCTAAGGATGTCATCTTTAAGGAGTAGGTGAAGTATATGTATCATTCCGTAACATTTGTAGATGATGCAGGGGAGTACAACACCTACTCCACCTGGCATCTTGTCCCAACCAGCAGACCGATAATCCCACCGCCCACAACCGACGCATATCTCAACTATATGCAAGACGATAGAAAGGCGCTGGTTCTTTCGGCGTACGATCCGAACGAACTCATGATTTACCGAGAAGGGTCATTCAACTTCGAGTTCGAGAGCTATCACACATTTGACGACAGCAACGAGGCAACCAGTTGGGCCAAAACATACAGCGATGTACTTTGTGCTCTCCACGGACGGAAGATGAAAATTGTGCTAGAAGACGATCCGCTGTATTTCTATTACGGGGTTGTAAGCGTTGAATGGAAGAATGACAAACGGTCGCAGATAACGATCGGAGTCTACTGTGAGCCGTACAAGTACAAAGAATATACGGCCCACAGTGTAAACAGAACGTCGAAAGCCACCATCACTCCCGACACGAAGTTTGTTACACCGGCGATCGTCACGATAACCCCAATACAAGACATCGTCGAGTTAACTATTACCGGGTTATCACGAAACCCAATCACTGGAGCAGCCGAAGACATCGTCTTGAGCTCGTTGAAGGCGAACGCCGCTGTAACCATCGATGGTGAGTCCAAGCTCATACTTCAGGGAGGCGAGAACAAGTATAGCGATTCCGACTTTTGGAATTTCCCTACTGTCATTCCGGGAAGCAATTCCCTTACGTTCTCAAGCACCTTGTGTAACGTAAACATTAAATACAAACCGAGGTATTTGTAATGAAAACTGGAAAAATTTTCGACATCGTGTCTTCAGTCGAGTCGATCAAGAAAAAGAGGCTGCCAATACGGTTGTCTTTTGCACTAAATGCGAACCTGAAAAAGTTTGAATCGGCCATTGAGGTATTCAACGATGAGCGATACAAGCTCTTCGAGCAGTATGGCAAGAAAGATCAAAATGGAAAAATCATAGTCGACGAGGCAGGGAACGTCAGCCTGGAAGACCCTGTTGCGTTTTCCAAGGATGTCCGAGATCTTCGCGATGTGGACGTGGATATTGCTATTCAGAAGGTGTCTATTGACATTCTTGATGCTTGTGATACTGACAAATTTGACAGTCTTACGCCAGCTGAACTCGAACTGATCGACTTTATGATTGAGTAATTACAAGGAGGGGGTTTTATGCTACGAATTTTGGACTTGGACAAAACCCCGGTACTTTTTTTAAGTCGGTATAAAGACTTAAAGATTGACGCAACTCTTGATTTCTCGGATAAAAAGCTTCAGTTCACAGCAAGATATGAGGATATTGTTGGTTATGTGATGAACGAAGGTTATATCGTGACCGAGAGCGACCGCTTCGTCATCAAAGAAATATCTTCCAGTTCTAATGACGGTGAGAAAGATGTCGTAGCCCAACTGGATCTTGAGACATTAGAGGGGAAGGCTTGGACGTCGTTTGACTCTACTGAGCAGACGATTTCCGAGTGCCTTTCCCTTGCGTTTGCTGGCACCGGATGGACAGTGGGGTCAAGCGAAATAACCAAAAAACGAACTGTTCGCATGACAAACTGCTCGTCTCTAGAAATCCTCCAACAAGCGCTCAAGACATATCGGTGTGAGGTAACGATCGATAGTCTTAACCAAGTAATCGACGTTTACGAAGAAATTGGTGAGGACAAGGGCGTATATTTCACATCTGAGCTTAACCTTAAGAAGCTTACGGATCAGAGCACCACCTATGATTTCTACACGGAAATCGAGGCGTATGGCGCCAAGGATGATGACGGAAATGTCCTAACTTGCACGGTTACCAATTACGACTATTCCACGAAGAAAAAGCGCTATATTTGGAAAGATGAGCGTTACAGCGTTCAGGAAAGTCTAGAAGAGGACGCCACAGCCAAGCTCAAAGATATGGCAACCCCATACATATCTTATTCCGCAGAGGTTATGGACTTGGCCTGTGCTTCCGAGAAGTATTCTGTTCTGGCCTATGATATTGGCGACACGGTCACTATCATCAACCCTCAAACCGGAGTCAAGGAAAAGCAGCGGATTACTGAAATTACAAAGTATCCGAATGCCCCTAATGACAACACCTGCACCTTGGCAAACAAGACTCTCACCTTTGATGAACTGACTAGCAAATATGATACTGTCTCGGATACTGTAGATAACATAACTACGGATAACGGAACAGTTGACGGCGATACTGTTGACTCAATTTCATCAAGTCAGGTAAGCGACTTGGACGAGGTTATTGCAAGCACCATCACCGTTACTGATCTTGTAGCCGAGAATGCTTCCGTATCTGGAAAGTTCAAGGCAGTCGACGCAGAGATAGGCACGTTAGTTGCGAACTCCTTGACTGCCGACTCTGCCGTAATCAAGCAGCTAACAGCCGACAATGCAGACATTGATACCCTCAATGCCAGCCAAGTTATTGCCGAGGCCCTTATTGCCTCTGTCGGCCGCATAAACAGCTTGGAAAGTACAGCGGCCAGTATAACCCATTTGTTGGCTGGAAATGCAAGCGTCGAGAACTTAGAGACGATAGTTCTCAACAGTGATAACGCCGTTATAGACGTGGCCCTGATCAAGGATATAGTCTCGAATAACATCACGGTAAACGACTTGCTGGCTGGACGAATTGACACAACCCGTTTCAGCATTGGGTCAGAAGACGGAACAATACTGATCGAGGATGGAACGCAGACCTTCAAAGATCAAAATGGGAACATCCGAATCCAAATCGGTCTTGACAGCACCGGAGATTTCAAGTTTGTCCTATATGACAAAACTGGAACTGGTGTCTTGATTGACAGCACCGGAATAAAAGAGAGTGCCATATCCGACGGCTTGATAAAAAATAGCAAGATTGCTGATGATGCGGCCATATCTGCGACTAAGTTGGATATAGACAGCCTATTCACAGTAATCAACAGTAACGGGGATTACACAATTACCAGCAATCGAATTTGGCTTGATGAGAGCTCTCAGACTTTGGAGCAAGCATATACCAAGATGTCGTCAAGTATTGCGTCTGCCATTGCTGAGGCAAAAGAGGCGTCTGAAACAGCAGATGGAGCACTCAAGACTTTGGCTGGCATATCGACATTGGATGCCATTGGAATTACTTTGTCTAATGACGCTCATGTCGTCCACACAAATACCGATGGAACTGGAGGAGATTGGTCTGATTGTATAACAACTGTCGATGTATTCTCTGGAGAAACAAACGTCAGTGAGTCTTCGTACTTCGAGATAAGCATATCCGACGGTCTTACTGGAACTTGGGATGGCAAAACTCGCACGTACCATGTAACCGGGATGGCCGCCGATAACGGTTGGGTCGACTTTGAAGCTGTATACGGTTCTTCCTCCTATCCTCTGGTGACGAGAAGCCAAGAAGAGATTCTTACTAAGTCTGGCGAGTCTCTCGAGGTATATTCCGGAGGGGCAAGACTGTCTAAGCGGTTCTCTGTAAGTAAAGCTCCGGATGGAAAGATCGGGCTTAGCTACAACCTACGAGCTTCCGTTGCAGCCATTCGTGTTACGGAAAAGACCGGAGAGCTATCGCCCAAAACCGTGACCTTCTCTGCGACATATAATGATGACTCGGTGCTAAAACCACTTTTGGGGCTACTCACAATTGAGGAGAGCAAAGACGGGTTGAACTGGGAGAGCAAGTATGAGTCTGTCTCTGAGGAATCGAACGTGAATTATCTTCCGTCGTCTTGGCTAACTCATAAGGAAAAATTCATTCGAGCCACAATCAAGGATAGCGAAGGAAATTCTCTAGATACCCAAACGGTCTTGCTTATCGTGGATGCCGAAGGTCTAGAGGGGCGAATTGATGACCTCGACGAAGCCTATGAGGGGATCCAAACCACCTATGTGACAAACGCTACATACAGTAGCGGAGTCGAAGGGCTCAGCGGTCGAATTTCAGAAATTCAAAATGACTACTACGGGCTAACCAACGGAACACTACTTTGGCAGCCGGTTTACACCAGCACTGACTCACTAGTGACCGTGACAGCAAGACTCTACAAAGAGGGAAAGGATGTCGCAGGAGAATACCCGGCTTACTGGTTTAGTTGGAAGCTGCGAACAGAGTCAGGAGAAGAAGATCTAGGAACTGGTTACTCTGTATCCTTCTCTAGGACAAACGTTGGGTTCGGAGGAGTCGTTATTGGGCGCTTTACAGAGTATGATGAGGCACAAACCATAACGTCGCCGAGCGGAGAAAGTCTACTGACTAGATCCGGTGAGCCTCTTAATCTGCGCATTATTAAATAGGAGATGACTGAATGCTTATAACAGACCTTACAACAAAAACACCATCGTTGTCTGACTATATTCTTGGCGCACCCGCAAGCGCTGAGTATTATAAGGCTACCATTGCCACGCTGGGAACACTTCTTGCAGAGAGCTATACTGGAAGCACTCTGGCTGGCGCAAAGCAGTCTCCAAAGGCAGCAATCGATAGCCTTAATGCTAAAATTGAAGAGTTGTCGGCCTATATCAAAAGCGAGAACTCATGGGATGCTTTTCGGAGGCATATCTCAATGGGATATGGGCCGACACTCTATCCGGTAGGAACCGAAATTAGTGTTCCGTGCGTTTCGGGGGCACCGTATTCGTCCATTGTGTTCCGAGTAATCGGGCATAACCATGACAAAAACCCAGCGGACGAATCGGCCAACACCATTACGCTGATGATGAAGTATGCCATCAACGGTATGCAGTTCGATGCAGTCGAGGCCCTGTATTATGCAGAATCCGGCCTTGCTGCTGGAACGTATTGCTTTACACTTCCTAACTGGGACGCCAGCTATGGCGGCAATGCGACCTACAATTTTACATTGAGCCAAAGCGTCCAGGCCGGTGGGCAGATAGTTTTTAACTGGGGCTACAATGTCCAAGCATCTACCTGCAAAATTTCGACTTACTCTTCCGCAGAATCGTCAACGGCCATCGAGACCGTGAGTGTATCCACCGGTTCTAGCGGAACAAGCCTTGGAACGGCTGACGGAAGCGTTGCAAACATGAATCATATTCAGAGAGCACGCTATGGTTCTAATAACTATATGCACTCGGCAGTCCGTCAATGGGCGAACTCAGGCTTAACGCCGTTTGGCTGGAAGCCACAAACTAAATTTGATAGACCACCGTCTTATTTGAGTAAGGCGGGCTTCGTAACGTATTTGGATCCGGAATTTGTGGATATTGTCGGTGCGACTCGGCATCTCAATCGAACAAACACGGTATACGACGAGATGGGCATAACGACCGCATACACTTCCGATGAAAAATTCTTCCTTTTAAGTAATGAGGAATATGGGTTCTCGACAGAATCGGGCATAAATACCGGCTCCGTATACGAGTTCTATGATGGAGCAACCGATACAGATCGCATTACCTACGATATTTCTAGCAATAGCTCAGCCAGGTACGTTTGGATGCGTACTCCTTTCCCATCGACCGCTCACAATGAGCGCTTCGTGGACGCGAGTGGTGCTTTGAGCAGCTATAATGCGAGCTATGGTTACGCTGTGGCTTTGGCTTGCACCATCTATTAAATCAAAAAATCAGCGCCGTTAGGCGCGCGAAAAAGAAAGGCAGATGAAAATGCATGAGTGTGGTGACAGGTAAGCGTAAACCTGGAAAATTGCAAGTTCTAAAACTGGTTCAGGAGCTTGCGGCATACACCTTGAGGGTCTGTAAAAATGAAAAGGTGTTTCCGAAATCGTACAGGTGGCTTTTGACACAGAAACTAGTCAATGAAGCGGTAGATACCCTGGGATGTGTGACGAGGGCTAACTCCGTTAAGGTTGAGACTTCTGCGGACTACGAATACCGTCGTCAGCAGCAGATCGAGGCCCATGCTCATGTAAATTCGTTGCTGTCCTTTGTAGACCTGGCGTATAACGTTTTAAATATTGACAGCCGCCGAGTCGAATACTGGACGGGACTCGCCGTAGAGGCCGACAACAAGATACTCGCTTGGGCCAATAGCACTAAGCGACAATATAAAGAACTTGGTAAAGAATGTGGAGAACAATGAAAAATAAAACAGGTTGACTGTTGTATCAGCCAGGAACGTTTGGATGCGTACTCCTAACCCATCGAACGCTAACAATGAGCGCAACGTGAACACGAGTGGTGCTTTGAACAACAATAATGCGAACAATGGTAACGCTGTGGCTTTGGATTACACGGTGAAACGCTTGAGTAGCTACCTGTAGCGAAAACTATAATAATCCGTGCAAGGAACAGTCACCCTATCCTACGAAAAGGAGAAAACTGCCAAAGACGCTCGCACCTTGTTTGGGCGGTTGCCCTAGATAAGGTGGTCGAGATATCAGCTTTGGTGAATAGCGATTAGTGACATATGAAGAAGTAATATCGTTGACGGGGATTGCGGGCTTGGACTTGGCAGCCAGGTAAACCAATTGATCGCTTTGACGGTGCTCGACGACCTCGACCACTTTATCAAAGAGAAACTCAGAATCAAGCACTACGTCCGTTACAACGATGACTTCGTTCTTATTCACGAAAGTTTGGACTATTTGAAATACTGCTTGAGCGAGATATCAAAATGGTTGGAGAGTGTAGGGTTGCGGCTGAACAACAAAACCGCTTTTTGCCGGCTTTCCGATGGATTTTGGATGCTCAAATGGCGATTTGTCCTTTGTGATTCCGGAAAGATTTTAAAAAGAATGAAACGAGAAAAGATAAGCCGTCAGAAAAAGCATATTTCAAAAGTCTATGCCCTGGAAAAGGCTGGGAAGGTTCCGCCGGGAACATCGAATAACTCCATGCGAAGTATTATGGCGAATGCTAAAAGAGGAGACACGTTTTACTCTAGAAAAAGCTTGGCTCAACATTACTATGACATTACAGGAGGAATAAAATACCATGATTACGCTGGGACTAGAAAAAAGAGTTGCCAGATTGGAAGCAATCTTGATGAAAAATCTGACCGATACGAGCGACAACGCAGCCGACATTGATTATCTTGCTATGATGGCCGATGTAGACATGAGTGAGGATATTCGGGAGGAAACCGCTGATGAGGATGAGTAAGAATTTCCAAAAAGTCAAAGATTATTACGACCATGGCAAGTGGAGCCTCGTGAGGGTACAGAATGCAGTCGGCAAATGGATTACGGAAGAAGAGTACGAGCTTATTGTAAATCCTGTTGCTCAAAATGATTCGGAAACCGCCACTGAATGAATTGGTAGCCTATTGCCGTTCGCAAAAGGAGGTGAGCTAGTTGGTTCTTGAGAAAGAGATAAATTTGTTTCAGGATGAGGCAATTCTTAAAAGGTTCATGGCCAACGAAACCCAAATAAGCATGGTTCAAGGATCCATATCGGCAATTATTACTGCAAGTGAGTTGGAAGAGCTCCAAGGTGGAAGTGCATCTATGTACAGCAGGCTTGCTAGTGCGGAGCTGAATATTAGCAATTTTAAGCTAACATTTTCAGATCTTACTACCAAGTATGATACCGTGTCGGGGAAAGTGACCGACGTGACAAGCCGGGTATCAAGCTTAGAACTGTCCGCTGATGGGTTTACGACTAGAGTCTCAAAACTAGAGAATGGAAAGACTCTTGTGTCTTATATAAACCAAGATGCCGAAAATGCGTCGATAAATGCATCAAAAATAAATCTTACGGCCGATTCTGTAAAGGTGGCATTTAATAATATTGGTAAATACATACAGATAGAAAATGCTAGGCTCAACATTTACAATGGTGCAGTATCGGACAGCAATAGACGATTGCGAATCGACGAGAATGGATCGCATTTTTGGAGAGATGGATATGAAGTCGGTTACATCGGAGCTAGTCAGTGGGTCAACGATACGAGTAAACGCGGCCTCGTTCTTAACCTGGAGACGGACGGAGCATTTTTGGCTTTTGGCCGTAGAGACGAAAAATCAGATAATGTCTATACGTGTAAATTTACGTATGTTGGAAAAGCTGTTAACGGGTACAACACTGCTAATCGGCTGTATGTCGGTGCTGACATTGATATGATGAAGTGGGCAATACGGAATCCGGCTTGGGTTGGATATAAGGGAACCGGGACCACAACAGGGGTAACGGACTGGTTTAAAGATGCAGAGGGATACTATTTATGGTTCAGGAATGGGATACTCGTTGATTGTAGCAACTATAAAAAATATTGACAGGAGTGTACATGATTTATGGATGAGAACCAGATAACACTTAATATTGAAGTTGGGGTTGTCGATGAAGATTATTCTGACATGGAGCAAAAGGAAGAGGGTGTTTGCGCCATGGATTTGGTAAAAATCATGCTCGGCATCGACGAAGACTCAGAGGGGGCAATTGACGGCGAAGTAGCACCGCCTACTCAAGATGGAAGTTCAGAGGGAAGCTCAGAGGGCGGCTCGGCGTCGACCGTCAGTTCGGAAACTCTTTTGGCAGCAGCAAAAGAGTTTCGTGAAAAGTTCAAGAGTTATCAGGAGAGCAGCGAATAATAAAAAATCAAAATGAAATAGGAGGGATGCGTAAATGGCATGGGTAGAGATTGTTGTGGCAATAATAGGCAGCGGAGCGTGTTTCACCTTCATTCAGTTCCTTATCTCTAGACATGATGAAAAAAAAGGAAAGCACAAAAGCATAATGGATGCAATCAGTGCTATTAAAAAGGAAATCGATGAGATTAAGAAAGGCATCGAACGAGACAGAGCAGAGAATGCCAGAATCCGAATTTTAAATTTTTCAGACGAAATTCGTCATTATGTAGTTCACAGCAAGGAATCGTTTGATCAGGTAAATGTCGATATTGACACGTATAGGAATTATTGCAATAAACATTCCGACTACAAAAACAACAAAGCTGCAATGGCAATTGCCAATATTGAAAAAGTCTACGAGGATAACTTGCAAAACAACAGCTTTTTAGAATAACCGCAATTTTTGAACAGCCTATAGTGAAATACTATGAAAGGAATGTTCGCTATGGACAAAATACCAACTAAGGCAAAAATTAAGCAACTGAAGCTTGAAATGGAGTTTCGATGCAAAAATGCGGCATACAGTGTTGCCGACTTCTGGAATAACAACAAGGAGGCTATTGTCGTTATCGCACCGATAGCATTGGGGGCTGTTCGAATGGTAACAAGAACAATCAACAAAGGACTAGACGTGCATGAGGAGCAAAAGCTGAAAGACAATCGTGTTTACGACAGGAGCGTTGGACAATATTGGGAGACCAAACGAAAAATAAAAACATCGGAGCGACTCGAGCTTGAGGAGCGAAAAGCCAATGGCGAGAAAACTGGACAAATTCTGAAAAGTATGGGACTACTCAAGTATTGAGAAGATTGAAGAGATGTCGTTAATTTGGCATCTCTTCATTTTTTTCTAATTTTACAAAAAGGAGCGATGACATCATGAGCTTTACAGCAAAAGAACTAATCGCGATTGCCAAAGCAGAGATAGGGTATAAGGAAAAAACCTCCGATGCCAACCTTGACAGCAAGGACGCTAATTCCGGAAGTGGCAATCACACAAAGTATGCCAGAGATTTGGCGGCTGCCGGTTACTACAACGGTAATAAGTGCGGATACGCTTGGTGCGATGTATTTGTTGACTGGTGTTTTTATATGCTCACCGGAAAGAATGCAACAAAGGCACAGGAACTTGAGTGCCAGACTGGAAACCTTGGAGCCGGATGCACCTATTCGGCCAAGTACTATAAAAATCAAAATAGATACGACACAACACCAAAAGTAGGAGATCAGATCTTCTTCCAGCAAAACGGCTCCCTTGTACATACTGGCATTGTCAGTGCCGTTACCTCCACAACCGTTTCTACAATCGAGGGGAACAGTAGTGATCAGGTGAAAGAGCACACCTATAAGCGAACGGACAGTTATATTGCAGGATATGGGCATCCGAAGTACGACGAAGATAGTTCCGCATCGAAGAGTTACTGGCAGAATGGTGACACCGGAGATACAGTAAAGGAGATTCAGCAAAAACTTATTTCTCTGGGATATTCTTGTGGATCTGCTGGTGCGGATGGCGAGTTTGGGAGTAGCACCGAGGCCGCTGTAAAAAAGTTCCAGAGCGCAAATGGCCTTGAGTCTGACGGCATTGTAGGTGCGCTGACTCTGGCTGCGTTGAATAAGGTCGCCTCTAGCTCGCAGAACTCGACAACATCAGCATCTACATCTGATACCGAAAAGACCATTTGGGATTATTTGTACAAGGAGATTGGCAATCCGTATGGTGTTGCAGGACTTATGGGAAATTTGTATGCGGAGTCGGGACTAATCTCCACAAACTTGCAAAATTCCTATGAGAGCAGTTTGGGCTATACCGACGCAACATACACGGCGGCCGTTGACAACGGTACATACTCAAACTTCATCAATGACTCCGCCGGATACGGATTATGCCAGTGGACGTATTACACTCGCAAGAAGGCGCTGCTCAACTATGCCAAGACAAAAGGTGTATCCATCGGAGATTTGAATATGCAGCTGGCTTTCTTGATTAAGGAGCTCACAGAATCCTACAGCACTGTACTTGCCACTCTGAAAAAGGCCAGCGCAGTGCTTGAGGCATCTAATGCAGTGCTTTTTAACTTTGAACGGCCAGCAAACAGCGGCTCCTCTGTGCAATCGGCCAGAGCATCTTACGGAGAAAAATATTATAAAAAGTATGCTACGGCCAGCACTACCACCTCATCGACGAGCACCGCCTCGACATCTTCGAGTTACCCAACGGTTAAGTATGGCAGCAGCGGAACATATGTAAAGAAACTGCAACAGACCTTGATTGCTAAGGGCTATTCTTGTGGCTCATCCGGGGCTGATGGAAAGTTTGGCATCGGAACTAAGACGGCAGTTAAAAAGTTCCAAACAAGCAAGGGCCTTCAAGCAGATGGCATTTGTGGCCCTAAGACATGGGCTGCGCTCGGTGTTTAATGAGGCTAGGGCATGAAAAAGAAGAAAAAATCTGAGCGCAAGCAAAAGATGGAATTCTCCAAGAAAATTCTGTGCGTTGTAGCTGTGCTTAATATTGCAGTTTTGCTGTTTGCGTGCATCATGATTTGGAGAACCGGAAATCTGGATCCGTTTGCGTATATCATCCCATCTCTCGCAGCCGAAGCAGCAACCGGAACCGGGTTCTACTATAACAAGTCCAAAGCCGAAAACCAGATCAAGCTAGAGTACACGTATAGCTCGTCTGAGAAATCGATTGAAGACACTTCTGACGTGTAACAAGAAATAGCCGCCGTGTATTAAACATTGGCGGCTAAAATACTTATAGTATAGGAGGGCTTCTCAAAATGGATATTACAATATTTGTCATCGCATTGATCCTGACATTAACCATCGGCACAATTATCCTTGTGCCGTATCTCAAGAAGAAATGGGACGAGAATATGTGGAAGTGGGTCACATTAGCCGTTAAGGCCGCCGAGCAGATTTTCAAGGGAACAGGGCTTGGCGAGACTAAAAAGGCATACGTCTTAGAATTCTTGAAGTCCAAAGGGTACAATGTGAATAGTTCCGCTATCAACATTGCGCTTGAAGCGGCGGTTCTTGAGCTGAACAAGGCGCTGGCGGCTTCATGAGCACGGCACGGGGGAATCGTATACCTTTTCCTTATTATTCCACGAAATATTCCACAATACTGTAGACCAGTTGAAAACACTGCCTTTTTGGGCACTCGATAGAATGTTCGAAGCCTTCTTCCCCTGCCAATGCCCGGAATTGCTTAGCGATAGGCGATTCCGGGTTTTTGCTTTATTATCAAGCTTTTGCGAGTTTTCCGGTGCTCTACCAATTGAGCTATTTGTGACGATATTTGACACCAAAGTATGGGTTCTGAGACCTAAATATTCCACGAAATATTCCACGATTTTAGACCGTCAGTGACTCAAAATAGCTGTTTATCGTGTTATTGACAGCCTTCCTGTCATCGCTCAACGTGTGCTGGTAGATTTTTTTCATTACGTCGTTTGTGGCCCATCCTCCACGCTCCATGGCGTACTTGTCTGCTACACCTAACGCCAACATAACTGAAGCGTTCTGATGTCTGAGATCATGAAAGCGGATATACGGAAGCCCGCATTTCTCACAAATATCATGAAGCTTCTTACATATTTTTGAAGGGCATACGGTGCAAAACGGTATGTCTTTTTTTATTTTGTCCTCTAAGCGTTTTGACAGGTATTCCGGGACTGGAAGAGTTCGTGTTGAGCTTGTGGATTTTGGCGGCTTCAAAACCATTTGATGGTTTTTATCTGGAACAAGGGCTTTTGTTATACTTATTGTCTTGGATTCGGGGTTGTAATCATCGTGTGTCAGGGCCAGAATTTCAGATCTTCGCAGCCCCAGAAATAGTGCAAGAAGGACTGGAACTTCCATCTCTGTATTCTCAACAGCTTTGACGAGCGTTTTCATTTGTGTTTCGTTTAGCATATTTGGCTCCTTTATTTCTTTTTGTGGTAGGGTTACATCAAGACTTCTCTTGGCATACCTCTTCATGACGGCAGACAGAAGCAGGTATACATTTTGGACTGTTTTTGGTGACTTCGTTTTGGATTCTCGGTTAATTGCGGCTTGGGCTACATCATCTGTTATTTTTCGAAGCTGCAACTGCATTTCAGGCTGAAGGTGATTTTTCTTGATGTTTGTGTAGCATCGAATCGTCGATGGAGACAACACGTTACTCTTTATGGATATGTACTTCTCTATGGCTTCTTCGAGTGTCATTGTGGAGCTGTCTCGCTCAATTTCTTTGTGGTGTCTTGCTAGGTTAGCGGCTTCCATAAGACATTCATTCTTGTCGTTTCGAGTCACGCTGACATATTGGTTTTTACCTTCTGCGTTTTTGCCGATGTAGACCTTTAGTCGCCATGCTCCAGATGGCAATTGAACTGGTTTCATGTTCAAAATCCTCCTTAATGGTTATGATGGCGCTTATATTAGCACAAACCCTCTGCCTTGTAAAGATGTTTTTCTTAATCACCATACGCAGGTGTCCATTTGAAGTGTTACCGTAGTGATGTGAAATTCATGTCATTAGGAGGTACATAGCAATGCCAAAGACAAGACAAACAGCTTTACAAATCCAGGATGCGTCTATCAGAAAGGCTATTTCCGGGTCAGCAGCCTTCTATGGACTAAGCATGGAGCAGCAGTACGAGACGGTCGGGGTTAAGCGAGCTACTTGGTACAGAAGGCTCAATGATCCAGGGACATTCACTCTACGCGAAATTCGAAGAATGGCTTTGAGGTATCGGTGGGATGCTAAGACCGTATGCGACTTCATTGGGGTGAAGGAGGTAGGGCCATGGCGTACTTAAAATCGGAGATATCACAAAAAAACAAGTATTGGCTAAGCAAGCATCGATATCTGGAGCTTAAGCACTATTGTCTTCAATACCCGGAGTGGAAACGGATTTACAATTCACTACAACCAACGATCCATTCTCATGATTACTCTAAGACAAACACCGGTCATGCTGACTGTGACCCTACTGGTAAACTAGCGCTTTTGAGGGCCGAGTATTCACGAAATATAGAATTGGTTGATCGGGTAGCTGCGGAAACGGACGATGTCTTAAGCCAATACATTCTGAAAGCTGTAACCGAAGAGAAATCATTTCCCTGGCTAAAAAGTGTGATGGAGATACCATGTGAACGAGATATGTACTATGACCGATACCGTAAGTTTTACTGGCTTCTTAGTCAGGAGAAAGGCTTATAAATCGCAATTTTTACATCTCCTATAATGAAACTAAAACTTGAAAAGGAGATTTAAAAATGGAGAAACTTTATAAGGCTGTGTCCAACATTACCTACGTCACAATAGGAGAAAAGCCCGAAATTTCAGGTGAGCTTATTGAGCGTGCAAAGGACGAGTTTTTACGTAATAAGCCAATATTTGATAAATTGTATCAGGATACTATGACAAAGTTATGCGTTGAAAGGCTTTCAATGAAGGAGAAAGTTGGAGTAAACTACCATGTTGTCAGTAGCTTGCCTATCATATGGTACGACGTAAATAAGAAATTCAATGCACAAAATAGAGCGATAATAAAAAAGGAACATTCGGTACTGGAGTTCTATGTTGACTACAGGAAACACGATGTCGAGGCTAGGTTTAGAAAATATCCAAATGTTAAATTTGGCATTAGTTTCAAAGAGGTCTGACACAGACCTCTTTTTATTTTTGCTCAAAATGAGGAGGAAAGAAAATGTGTGTAATTGTTCTTAGTTTCTTCATAGGGCTTATTTGTGGAGTGATTGTCGGTGCTCTTATAGCCTGGATATAGCAAACCGCAATAATTGCATCGCTTATAATGGAACTATCAAAATTTGAAAGGAGACATCAAATGAACAACAAAATCAGCGAGGGTCTGGAGAACAGAATGAACGAAATTCTTGATCGGCTGGAGGCCATGAAACCCGGCTCTGATGATTATGCAAAGGTTCTTGAAGACTTGCAGAATGTCCACAAGATGCTCGAAACTGAGTACGATATGGCCAGCAAAGAGAGAAAACTTGAGCTTGAAGAGATGAAGGCAAAAATGGAACTTCAAATGAAAGAACTCGAATGCGACCAGAAGAACAAGGAGAGCAAACGAATAACATTTGGTAAGATAATTGGAACTTTTGCTGCGGTGCTGTTTGGGGTTGGCGTGGCATATTGCGAGGAGTCGAAGATTATTCCCAAATTCGGATTCGGCGTGCTGAATAATTTGTTCAGAGACAATCGTTTCTGAGATAGTTGAACAATGGGTCGTTTCTACACGGCCTATTGTTTTTCGCAAAAATTACATCGCCTATAGTGAAACTATAACTTTTAGGAGGTAATTCACATGAGCGGAAATGATTACGAAAAACACGCTTTTTTATGGGGGCTGTTTACGGGCATTGAGATTGCAGAGATGTGTGTGGATCAGAAATTCGATTATCAGAAGATGCAGGCGAATAAAGATGCCTTTAATTCTGCACTGTCGGAGGCTCTGGATTCTTTATACAATGTTGCAACGTCAAATATGCCCTACACATTAAAGCGTGCTGCTATCATTGCAAAATATTCCGACCTATTAGAATCGATGAAGTCCTAACGGGTAATGTCCTAAAAGAACGGCTGAAACATGTCGTTCTTTTTTTCGCAATTTTTACATAGCCTATAATGAAACTATAACTTGAAAAGGAGATTCAACATTATGAAACATGTAAAGGATATGATGATCTGGTTGTTCGCAGTTATTTTAACGGTTTTGACGTATGTGTTAATGCTACCATATATGAATTTGACGTTTAGTTGGATTCTGGTGGCCAACATTATCGGCGGTCCCGGTATTGTACTGCTAATTCATCGGATCGTCTCCGAGGTTCTTAATGGATGAGTTCGGAATTAGTTTCAAAAAAAAGAATGGCTGAAACACGTCATTTTTTTTCGCAAAAATCACACACCCTATAATGGAAACTATAACTTGAAAGGGTGATTTAAATGAGCTACATTTTTGGAATCGTTGCAATACTTTGCATAATGGAGTTGGTTAAAGCCGCTACTAACAAGGAAAAGTAATTCGTGGAAAAGGAGCCGATGCGACTCCTTTTTTATTTTTGCGAAGCCGGAGATTGATTAAAATGCGATACCACTATGAAAAACCTCACAACTACGTTCATATATATGGAGAGCCATACAAATGCAATCACCCATTTTATAACCGATGCACTCTATATTTGGAAGGGCATATCGGACTTGCTGTCGTACAAAAGCGGTTTGACCAAGATGAAAAACATATATACTTGGACTGCGTCGACCCATGGCTGGCAAATGACATTTATCTTGCTGGTGGATTTGAACTGTATTTCAAAAGCCATGCGGCTGTCGCTGATGAAAATGGATTGTACCCGACGGTTGAATTGCGAAAGACCATGTGGGCTCTCAGGATGAAACCCCTGCCAAAGGAAGACTGGGAATCTCATTTTTAGCAGAGTCTAATGATTTGATAGACCTATCTAACGATTGGATAGACGCAAGAATTGCACAGCCTATAATGAAACTATAACTTTAAAAGGAAGGTTATCATTATGGTCGAATGCATTTTTAAGGTTGTTACCGAATCTTTAAACGTTTCACAGAACTTCGTGGAGTACTTTATGGTATATGCCCAGATCTTGGACGTTGTGATCGGAATTGCGGCTGTTTATCTGATCGGCTATGTAACAGGAATTAAAAAGAAATGAAGTTTCGGATAGGAAGAGATAGTAACTAACGCTGTCTCTTCTTATTTTGCTCAAAATAGCTCGCAATTTTTACATATCTTATAATGAAGATGAATGTAATTGGTGTACTGGAAGCACGCACAGTTAAATGCGAAGAGTTGGTTCGAATCCGGCATTACATTCATTTTACATTTTTGATGGAGGTAGTTATTTATGCACCACTTAATGGAGGGCAGCCTATGCAGAGAGCTCTGAACGCGACATCCCAGACTTTGGCCATAACGTCTCAGTTGCTCATGATAGGAATTGAACTAGGTATACTTGCTGGCGGGTTTTACCTAGTTCAAAAATTATCGGATGGGCTATCTTCCGAGCAACCAGAGGAGGCGTTGGCCGTAGTAAGCAAGCCGACGAAAAAAAGTAAGTTCAGAAAGGTGAAAAAAATTATATCAGCAATTATTGAATAGGAAATCAAAAACTATTTTTAATGAGGTAGTAAACTATGACTGACTGCGAATATCTTTTTCAGCAAACGTCTAAGGAGCGCAAGGAACTAGCAAGAAACGCCAAATACAAAAAAAACGGTAGCAAATCTAAAAAATGCACGCTGCCATCGGACTATTTATCAAAAAAGGAGATTAATAAAATGTCAGGCGAACCGATTACATGGAACATGAACCATTTTTATTCGTACGATGTGTTCAAGTCGATGCCTAGTGATATTCAAGTAGAATACATAAATCGCATTTGTGAGAAGTATCAAGTTGGAATTAATACAATTTCCAGGGTCATGTTTAACTTGGCAAACACGACACTTCGAATGTACTTAGATAGTCATGGGCTTATGCAAAAAATCAAAAAGAATTCAGCACATGGACATGGATGTAAAAAAGGAGAGTTGCATCTGCGATATGCTATGGAAAAGGAAAGCACGGAAAGCTCAAAGGAGAGTGCATTTGACAATATGAAATTCGAAGAGGGCATACAGCCAATATTGGAGGGACTAGAATCGTTTCCGAACTGCCAGGTCTTCACCCCTAGAAAACAAACGTTGCCGAGCATCCAAGAATCAGATGTAAAAAAGTTACAACAGAGAAGACGGTCAGCAAGTTTGTCAATTAGCAGCTTGACTCTTGAGCTAAATAAATTTGATATCGAGGTGATAAAGGATTTAGAAAAGCAATTCTCCGGACAAAAGATCAAAATGACAATAAAAATCGAGGTGATGGACAAGTGATACAGAAAGCTGTGAAGCTCCTTGCGATTGCGGGAGCTTCTTTTTTTATATCCATTTTGCTGTGGATAAGTGTCAGTGTATTTAACATAGATTCCCACAATCTTACAAATCAACAATATTACCGATGGAACGCATTTTACATGTTAGTCGACTCGGGGATAGGAGAATTGGAATGAGTAAATTACAAACTATCCAAAGGAGCTTTAATGCAGCTATCCGTGTTCTGAAAAACAATGCCCCAAGCTTGCTCTCGGCCTCGGCTGCTGTTGGAGTTATTGGAACCGGGATATCGTGCAGCATCGCCACGGCTAAGACGATGCAAGCGATCAAAATAGAATCAGAGAAGGGTAATGCACCTGAAAAGGCTGCCGATTATGTGCGTATCGGTTGGAAAAACTACATCATTCCAGCTACTGTGGCCGGGCTTACGATCTTTGAAATATTTTACTCGAATAGGCTTCATCTGAAAAAAGAGGCTGCTCTTCTAAGTGCGCTGTCTTTGACCGAGGCTCAATTCCGAGAGTATTCCAATGGAGTAAAGGATTTCTTCGGTGAGGAGCATGAGGGCCAAATGACGGATCTTATTGCCGATGAAAAAGAGCGCACTACTCCATATGCTCAAAATGCGATAGACACAGGCAGCGGAAACATGCTGTTCTTCGAGCCATACTCAAAGCAATGGTTTAAGGCAAGCGAAGAATATGTTCTTGAGGCTGAGTATCACATAAACCGAAACTTTGTACTTGGCCAGACGATAACCTTGAACGAATGGTATCGATTCTTGGGCATTCCAACGAAGCCGTTCGGGGATGCTTTGGGGTGGGATTCTTATACAGGAGAGGCACTCTATGGGTACTGCTGGATTGACTTCTGGAATAGAGACAAGACCTTCCCGGACGGGACAAAGTACATATCAATCGAGTATCCCTTTGCACCGCATAACTACCAGGAAGACCTAAAAGAAATTACGACATGAGAGGTGAAAAATGAACAAATTTACGAAAGCAGTAATTGCAGGCCTTGCGCTAATAACGATGGTCATTGTACTTACCACAAACGCCCAGGGACGGGATGCAACTGAAGTATCTCAACAAGCCACATCGTCCGAGGTGTCATTTCTTGAGGACGGAACAAAAGTTATCGTCTTGAGTAGCCTAGACGAAGTTCCTTATCCGACGGAAACCCCAGAACCAACAGCAACCCCGAGCAAAGAGGATGAAATGATGGATAGCGAACTCTGGTGGCTTGCTAGGGGGATGCAGGAAGAAGCTGGAGTTGACTGGTCTGATGAGGATATCGCAAAAATTGGGACGGTAATCATGAATCGAGTTGAGAGCGACTTGTTCCCTAACACGGTCAAAGAGGTACTTCTTCAAGATGGACAATACCAGCCATTCTTTGGTGACTACACTCTGCAAAAGCCAGATGAACGTTATATTTACCTAGCCTGGGTGATCTTGGATGGATATCGTAGCTGGGATGACCCGGACGTTATTTGGCAAGCTACGTTCATACAGGGGAACCAAGTCGTGGACAGTGTGTATGACTCGTATCTTGGGTCTACTACATATTTTTGTAAATAAGGAGACTATAGCAATGAAAAAAGTATTTATTTCACAACCTATGAACGGAAAATCCAATGCCGAAATTATGGAGGAGCGAAAAGATGTAGTGAGAGTGTTGAGTCAAAATGGCTATGAGGTTCTGAACTCTGTCACAGACAATTTCGATTGTTTGGATTCTAACAATCCAGCGCTTATGAGCCTTGGACATTCTCTTGAGATTATGGCGGAAGCAGACGCTGCGTTATTCATGACAGGCTGGTCAAGGGCTCGTGGCTGCCAGATCGAGCATGAGGCAGCATTGCTTTATGGGTTTCATCCAGATAAGTTCAACCGGTTTAAAAATCTTAAAATTGTCGAATTTCTTGTGAAGGGGTAAATTACATGCAAAACGAAACTAGACTGACTGTTACTATGCGCCATGAAGACAACTGGGCAGAAATTAAAAATGCCACGATGACTACCATCGGCAAGTCTACTGGCAAGTATCCGGATTCTGCTTGGAAACGGCGGCTCATTATGGCCGAACATTCCCCAATTCGGAAAATGAAGTTCTCCTGGAAATGGGAAAATCTTCCATATTGGGTGAGCGTTCACTTTGTCCGGCACAAGATTGGGATCGAGCACTTCGTGAGAACGCAGAGGTCTGATAGAACCGGAGTCGAAAGAGACCAGTTACCGCAGGGAGCCTTGGTTACTCATGAGTGCGAGGCAAACGCCCAGGCCATGATCAACATCTCGAGGAAGAGGCTTTGCAATTGTGCAAGTAAGGAAACCCGTGAAGCCTGGCAACTTGTGAAGAATGCCGTCAAGCTTTACGAGCCGGAGCTGGCCTCGTGCATGGTTAAAGAGTGCGTGTATCGAGGCTTTTGCCCGGAAATGTTTGGCTGCGGATATGCTGATACAATGGAATTCAAAATTGAGCGAGACGAATATCTCACAACCCGGATTAGTTACTGACTAAAAAATCATAGGAGGAAGCACACGAATGAAAGGCCAATTCCCAAAAATCGATACATACCTGGTGTATTTTGAAGACAATCCTGAGCGGAAAGCCGTTGTTATGAAGCAGACGGAAAAGGGTCTTGATTTAGTCAACGAAATTGTGGATAACGTCGACGCCCTGCTATCAATACTTTTAGGAAAGGAGTCAGTAGGATGATAGCAGTTAATAGAACCGAATCTAAATTTGTAAAATTGTCAGAGATACATATAGGGGATCAACTATTTCTATTCATGGAAGATGACCGATCAGTAGGTTTCCGACTAATGTCGGCAACCGCCCAACAGCACGACGATCGTGAGACGTTGTTCATGTTTGACAATTGCATTGGCATGAGACCTATGAACGAGTCTGGATTAAATGAGGGAGGATTTGAAGCGTCGGAACTAAACCGTTGGTTACAGAAAGAGTTTTGGTATCGCTTCCCAGATTATATTCGTCAATATCTGCTAAATGTTTCAATACCATCGTACGGAATGATGTTCGGCGGAACAGACACCGAACAGGAAGATAAATTTGTGGACTCGGACTCAGAGCGCCAATTGGTTACTATGCGGTGCCGAAAAAATCGAATTGCCACCTTGAATAATGGTTGGACGAGCTATTGGCTGAAAAATAAAATGACTGGATCTGATAGTTGTTATTTGACAGCGGATGAGCATACTGGATTTATTGCGGTCAATGCTTATGGGGACTATGGATACTGCTACGCATCTAAGAGTCTCGGCGTTCGACCAATTTTTACGTTATCGAGAAAGGAAAAGTGACAATGAAAAACGAACTAATTGCAAACTATTTTCCTGAGCTTACGATGCAGGAAAAAATCGACTACCAAAAACTTGTTCAACGCCTAGGGAAAGCAACAGTGCTTGAGCAGCTGGCAGAGGAGGCTTGTGAGCTTGCCCAGGCTGCTTTGAAGCTATCAAGAAGCATCAAGGGCACTAACCCTCCATCAGCCAAGTTTGGTACCATTGTGGATAACCTGAATGAAGAAATTGCCGATGTCCTTCTGATTATTGAAGGTGTCGGCATTCTTGGTTTAGAAGACCCAGGGCTTGTCAGAGGAACGATGACGTACAAGCAAAAACGGTGGGCATCCCGGATTGCGGCAAATGAAATGAACGAGAATAAGGAGGATTAAACAATGAACACCGATAATATGAAAAGAATCCGAACGGCGTTGGCAATTTACGGGGGCTTCAAAATCGCTGAGAAAATTGCATACCGGTATCTGGACAAGCATGGTGATGAGCTTGCAAGGAGGATAGGTAACGAGCTTGCGGAATGGATGCTTCGGCGACCTAATGTTGATAGCAGACCGACCATCACGATCGACTGCCGATTCTGAATAGGAGGAGAGTATGTACAAGGTTGTGTTTATAAACGAAAGAGGCGAGAGAGTTGAAAAGGACTTTGACTCTCCGTACCTATGCCGCAAGTTTGTAAATAAACTCAAGCATTCGACCAAATGCAAACTTGTCTTTTCTCCGGCACTAGATTATTGAAAGGGGCAAATATCAAAATGGAAAATGAAAATAAGTTAAATAAGTTTTTAGATGGGCTTGGTGTTATTGCGAAAACTACGTATGCTGCCTATAAGGCCTTTTTGATTGCCGGGTTTTATGAAGCTCAGGCATTTACCCTGGCCTATAAATTTATGAACTTTATGTTGACTACGAGCAAAAATGGAGAGGAGGAGCAAAGTCATGAGTGAAGGAACCAAAGAGAGTGGCATTGATTTCGTAAACCATCCGGCGCATTACACCCAGGGTGGTGTAGAGTGCATAGATGCAATTGCTGCCGCAACAGTTAATCTTACTGGCATTGAAGCTGTTTGCACGGCAAATGCAATTAAGTACCTTTGGCGGTGGAAGTCAAAAAACGGCCTTGAAGATTTGCGGAAGGCGCGGTGGTATCTGGATCGGCTTATCCAGGAGTCGGCGAAGGAATTGAAAGCTGCGGAGATGCTGCCCAGGGCTGAGGAGGCTAGAAGAAAAACCACATTTGAACGGATTACAGATGCCTTAGATAGTTCTCACGTGTTTATGGAGGAGAAAAATGAATCCTAATGCACCGTGTAAAGATTGTGAGGTTCGATATGTTGGATGTCATGCCGACTGCGAGGACTATTTGGTGTTCAAAAAGCATTTTCCGGTGAGCAAGAAAGACGATGCGCTTAATTTCATAGTGGAGGGATGCGATAAGCGGAAACGGAAGTATTGCAAAGATCGGGGGACTAGAAAGTCTTCGTATTATGGATAAGCGAGAGCCGGACTCGCAAAAATTGCACATCCTATAATGGAAACTATAACTTGAAAAGGAGAACTATTATGAAAATTACTTGGGCTAATCTATTAGTGGGGCTGTCTGGTTTTGTACTGTTTAGTCTCGTGTTGATTCAGTGTCTTATTCCGACACCGGTCATCAAGTGGCTACTTACTTTACTGTCGGCAGCGTTGGTAGTGGTTTTCTTGTGGAGCTTTATTGAATTGGTTATTGAGTTCATTAAGCAAAAGAAGGGTTGAAACACACCCTTCTTTTATTTTCTCCAATGCATCGAAAAGATTGCAAAACGCAACTTTTGCACCTCCTATAATGAAACTATAACTTTAGGAGGCAAATTATGAAACCTAATGAGGAAAAGTGCACGTTGCTCGACTGGCTCATTGTGCTGGTGTGGTTCTTGCTTATAGCGATTCAGTGTCTTACACCGACGCTGGTCGTTAAGTGGATACTCATCACGTTAACTGGCGCATTCGTGGTGTATGGACTTTGGTTATTTGCGGTAGAGGTTATTGGGTGGATAAAGAACGGTTGAAACATACCGTTCTTTTATTTTTGTTGAAACTACAGCACGCAAAAATTGCACATCCTATAATGGAAACTATAACTTGAAAGGAAGGAATTAATATGTTTAGCAAATTGGAACTTAGCGCCATTATAAGTTGGCTTGTACTGGGGGTCGTTACCCTCGCCGGATGGATCTTGCCGATACCGGAAAAAGTCACGGCAGTAGCGATGCTCATAATACTTGTCCCTACTTGTGGTCTTATAGGTCTTTTGCTAGAAGAAAGCATCCATCAACTTAAAGTTGAAATCCAAAATAAGAAGGGTTGAAATATACCCTTCTTTTATTTTCTCAAAATGACAACTTGAAAAGGAGACAAAAGCAATGAAATCACCAGAATTTGTGAAGGTTGCAGGAAAGTGGATAATCAAAAATGCGTCGACCATACTTACTGCACTGGGCTCAATCGGGGTCATAGAGACAGTGAGGGTCACATACGTCTCGGGACCTCAAATTCGAGAAAGTCTTGAGGATGCAAAAGCCGAAAAGAATGGCGAGGAGCTGACCGTCTTCGAGACGGTAAAGGCTGCGGCTCCGGTTGGATGGAAAGTCGTAGCTGCGGCAGGAGGGACGTTGTTGTGCTTCATCTCGGCTAACAGCATCAATCTGAGACGAAATGCTGCCCTTCTGACGGTCTACCAGCTCTCTCAAACAGCGTTGAAGGAGTACCAGGACAAGGTGGTTGAGACGATCGGCGAAAAAGAAGACCGTAAAATCAAAGATCAGATCGCCAAAGACCACGTTGAGAAGAACCCGATTACTGCAAACAAAGTCATCATGACAGGTGACGGCGAGCATCTGTGCTACGACGTTTTATCTGGTAGGTACTTCAAGTCGGACATTGAGAAAATTCGACGGACGGTCAACGAGTTAAACGCTACTCTCTTGCGAGAGGGCTGGGTTTCCCTTAATGACCTCTATGACAAACTCGACTTGGATGGTATCAAGCGTGGAGAAGATCTCGGCTGGTGGCTTGAGAATCAGAGCGACCTAATTGAGATCGACTTCAGCTCTCAGCTCGCCAAGGACGGAACGCCATGCTTGGTGCTTGACTATATCACGGAGCCCAGGTATACGGGGTAAGCGCAAGAATTGCACAGCCTATAATGAAACTATAACTTTTAGGAGGTAATTTAAATGGAAGACGAAAGACTACTCAAGGCGTGTAAGTGTGGGTTGTATGCCGGTCGAAAAATTATTGTGAGTTTTGCGCTGAAAACGATTACAGAATCTGCCGAAGCTACGCAATACCTCAATGAGTATTTGGAAAGTCAAGGGATACAACTAGATATTAGTGAGTTCTGGTCCTGGCTATCTGACTTGATGGTAAACGACGATCTAGCAGAGGGGCTGTTGGATGCAATGAGTGAAGCTGACACGGATGCCGATTTGTACGCCTACATCGACAAGTCTATTGATGAAGCTTTAGAGGATTTAGAGGACATATTTAAGGAGTTATAAGCTCAAAGAAGAAGGGTTGAAACATACCCTTCTTTGTTTTTTCTCAAAATGAAAATATAACTTGAAAGGTAGGATGTATATGAAATTTGATTGGGTAGCTATTATGCAGGTGATATTGGCTATAGTACCGGGTCCGCTGATGATAGCATTAGAAAGGAGATTTAACAACTATGTCGAAAGACGAAATACTGCTGTCACCCAAATACGGAGTCAATCCGACGATCCCAGTTTGCTTTTGGTGCGGGAAACCGAAGAATGAGATTGCTCTTCTCGGGAGGATTGGAGATGCTAAGAAAGGCGAAGACGTCGAGGCTCCCAAAAACATGGTGCTCAACTATGAACCTTGTGAGGAGTGCCAGAAAAACATGGCTCTCGGAACAACCGTAATCGAGGTCACAGAAGAGCCCAATAGCGTAACAAATCTTGAGATTCAGAAGGGGGCATATCCCACATCGAGATGGTCTGTCATAACGAAGGAGACTAGTGAGCGTATCTTTGGTGAGCAGCATGAGAAAGTTTTGCTGAGCTCCAAATTCTATGAGCAGATATTCCAAACGGACGAGTAAGTGACTCGCAATTTTTACACATCTTATAATGATAAAATACATTAAATTTTATGGAGGTTAAAACCATGGACGAAAATGTCGTTGTCGAGATGTTCGACGAGGAAGAAACCCAAGAGGTCAGTGAGAAGAAGGAATGCTTCCTGACCAGAATCGGAAAGAAAATCGATGAAAGGAATGAGACAAAAATGAACAGTGGAAAGAATTTTCAGGGAGGCAAGGTAGCCAAGAAAGTTGGTCTTGGACTTGCAGCTGCTGGAGGACTTGTGGTCGTTTTGTATCGGGCCTTCAAGAGTAACGGTTCTGATCCGGATGTTGTCATGGAACTGGACGAGGGTGACTGGTCTGAGGTCGATTACTCGAGCGAAAACGAATCCGAGGTTGTCGAGGATTGATGTATTCATCTGAAAAGGGTGGCTAATATAGCTGCCCTTTTTTATTTTTCAAAATGGAGGGTTAAAGCACATGGAAGAAATCAAAAAGGAAAAAAGCATTCACGATGGAATCAAGACCACTGCAACTGTGGCTGTGTCGATAGGGGTCAGTCTTATCATGAGTGATGCGTTGAATGCAATTATGCCGGAAAACGTCAAGCCGATTGCAAAACTGTTACGGAAAATTGGGATGGCTGCGATCGGCGGGTATTTGGTTGATGTCGTTACCAAAAGAATGGCTGACGAGTATGACGAGACCGTTCAGCAGGTTTTGGCAGCAGTCAACGAGGTCACGGTGTAATATAAAATATTACAGGGAGTAATCAAAAATGGATATTGATAAATTGCCACCCAACTCTCACCAATACAAGCAGGAAATGGAGCGCAAGAAAATCGATAAGGTCGTGTCCGGTACTGTGACAACCAAAAAGAAGTCGCTGGGACGTAGGTTTGCAGATATTGTCTTGTCTGGGGATTTGATGAGCGTTAAAGAAGACCTTAAAGAGGATTTTCTTGAGTTTGGTAAGGAAACGGCACTGAAAGCGCTTGAGATGCTTCTGTGGGGCGATTCCCGGGCTTCTACGAGGCGCAAAGTGAGTGGACGCTCTAACCCGTTTCCTTACAGCAGCATCTCTAGAGGGAATGCTCAACAGCCTAAAACGGACTATAGCCGAGTAAGGTCTACGCACAACTTTGATGACATTGTCTTGGAATCTAGAGGAGATGCCGAACAAGTCTTGGACGTGCTGTGTGATATGCTCGAGACGTACGGCCAGGTCACAGTTGCTGACTTGTATGATGCGGTCGGGAAGACCAGTCGTTTCTCAGATAACAACTATGGATGGACGAATTTGCAGACAGCATATGTCTCCAGAGTAAGACAAGGCTACCTGCTTAATATGCCTAAATGTGTACAACTTGATTAAAAAGAAAGGAAAAATCAAAATGAAAATCACAAAACTTGCTACCCCGGGGGTTACGAAATTTGTTAACCGTGCACTTCTAAAAGCGAGGAAATACAGTCCTGAAGCTGCCATTGTTGGAGGAGTCATCGTGGGCGGTGTTGCAATAGTTGCGTTTTGCAATGCTGCAAGACATACGGATGAGGTGCTTGACCGGCACGAAGAGGCCATGGATCGACTGAATCAGGAAAAGCCCATCGACGCCGAGCATCCTGATTCTAAAGACGTCGCCAGGGTGTATGCACGCACCGGAGTTGATCTGGCCAAACTATACGGGCCGGCTTTTGGCTTGGAGGCCCTGTCTATTGGTTTGTTCTTGTCATCGTATGGTATTCTGAAAAAGCGTAATATCGGCATCCTGGCTGCATATAACGCCGTCGAGTCTGCGTTCGGCGAATACAGAAAGCGTGTTGCAGATGAGCTTGGTGAAGATCGGGAGGAGGAGTTCCATCTTGGTTCGTCGATGGGGCTCGTGAAGCATTTGGAAACGGATGAGAATGGTGAAGAAAAAGAAGAAGTGACAATGGAGCGCATCTTCAACAACCTACCTGGCAGCCCCTATGTCAAAGACTTCAACGCCTTTACGTCGGATCAGTGGGGTAGTCCTGATTATAACATGATGTTCCTTAAGGCCCAGCAGAATTTTGCAAATGATCTTCTTGTTCGTAACGGCCATCTATTCCTGAATGAAGTGTTTGACGCTCTTGGCCTTGAGCGAACTAAGGAGGGTGCTGTTACCGGCTGGGTGCGCGGACATGGTGATAGCTACGTCGACTTTGGTATCAGTGAAGGGTTCTATGAAGAATATGAGCTCGACAGTGATGTCGCCAAGAAGAATATCAGGCTTTGCTTCAACGTTGACGGCGTAATTCTCGATTTGATTTAAAGGGAGGTGCAAACAGGATGAAACTTGGTTATGTTATTGCATTCGGGGCAGGAGTAGGTGCTGGCGTGGCAAGTGCATGGCTTGTCATGAGGAAACACTATGAGGATCTTGCAGATGAGGAGATCGAGAGCGTGAAGGAGTTCTATAAAAAGAGCAATCCGGAGATCGAGAAGAAAAAGGAGGTAGTTAAGATTTTGAATGATTCTAAGTCCAGCATTGTGCTTGGAGAAACCGATTCAACGGAGCATATTGCATATGAGAAAATCGCAAAAAGATATAGTCATTCTGAATCAGAGGCAAAAGCGGAAACAACCGACAAACCATATGTGATTACGCCCGAGATGTTTGTTGCGGAGAACCGGGATTGGGACAAAATCACTCTTACCTGGTATAGCCGGAATGGGCTTCTTGTTACTGAGGAGGACGAGCCTATTGACATCCGGGCATCAATTGGCGAGGAAGCTCTCAGCCGAATTGGCGAGTACGAGAAGGGTGTTGTGTATGTCCGAAACGAGCGTCTTGAGATTGATTATGAGGTAATTCTCGATACCGGGAGTTTCTATCCGGAAGGTGCAGAGGTGTAAGCCTACGAGGAAACAGCATGTAACATATACAACGGTAACGGACCTGGAAGAGGAACGATATGTCTCCTGGTTGGAGAGCTTGGTCATAACAGATGAAGACCTGTGGGCCTACGATAGCCTGTTGCGATTCTTGTACACTAAGGATTTTTATTGGCTTGTGGATATGGATTCTAACAGAGCCGAAGACGGTTTGAGGCTTAGGCATTGCAACCTGGAAATTAGCCTTGACAGGCCATGCAGTGTGCTTGAGATGATGATTGCACTGGCGTACAGGTGCGAAGATGACGTTATGAGCGATCCAAAATACGGGGACAGAACGCAGGTTTGGTTCTGGAACATGATAGACAACTTGGGGCTGGCTGGCATGACAAACGATCAGTTTAGCCCTAAAATTGCAAATGATATTGTCGACAAATTCCTTGAAAGAGCGTATGAACCGTCCGGAAAGGGGAGCCTGTTTATGGTGAATCGGCCAGATATAGACATGCGAAACGTCGAAATTTGGTATCAAATGCACGCTTGGCTTAACGAAAACTTTGCTTTTTGAGGTGAAAAATCTTCGATTTCTTGGGACACTTTTATTTTCAAAAGTGTCCCATAAGCGTCTCAAAAGTGTCCCAGAGACAAAAAATCGAAAAAATTTCCCTTGAAAAAGTACAAAAAAATTAAGTTATGGGACACTTTTGTGTCTTTATGGGCCACTTTTATTTCAAAAGTGTCCCATAAAAAACCCAGTGTTTTCAACGGTTTGTGGGTTTATGGGACACTTTTCCACTTTTTTTACCAACTATTATGAAATAAAATTAATTAAATTATATAGGTTAGGCGAAAAAAAGTGGCAAACCGTCCCATGACGAGAAAGGAGGTTAAAATGTGGATTTTGTAAGAATCAACTGGAGGATTCCCAAAAAAGACGCTCCAGTTGAAATTTATCCAACATTCATAGCCAAGACAAGTTCTGACCTTATGATTCGAGGCGGTGATTTTTATGCCATTTGGGACGAACGAAAAGGGCTATGGTCGCAAAGCCAAGACGATGTTGTGGATATTATTGATGCCGAGTTGGACGCTTATCGAAAAGAACACGAAGAGCTAAAAGATGCCCGTGTGCTTCACATGTGGAATGCCGACACCGGGATGATCGACAAGTGGCATAAGTATGTTCAAAAGCAACTGACCGACAACTATCATGCTCTAGACGAGAAACTTGTGTTTCTGAACTCTCCTGTTAATAAATTGGACTACTCAAGTAAGAGACTTCCATACGCCCTTGAGGATGGAGATATATCTGCTTATGATGAGCTTATTTCCGTTTTATACTCTCCGGACGAACGCCATAAAATTGAGTGGGCAATTGGTTCCGTGGTGTCTGGCGACTCACGGTTCATTCAAAAGTTCTTAGTCTTTTACGGGGCTGCCGGCACAGGCAAATCCACAATCCTGAACATCATCCAGCAGCTGTTTGACGGCTACTATTGTATGTTCGATGCAAAGGCTTTGGGGTCTGGTTCAGATGCCTTCGCTTTGGAGACATTCAAATCAAATCCGCTGGTGGCAATACAGCATGACGGGGACTTGAGCCGAATTGAGGATAACACCCGGCTAAACAGTGTTGTATCTCATGAGGAAATGACGGTCAACGAGAAGTTTAAGTCACAGTATACAAACCGCTTCCAGTGTATGCTTTTCATGGGCACAAACAAACCTGTCCGGATAACAGATGCCAAGTCTGGAATTATACGCCGGCTGATTGACGTGAGCCCGACCGAGAACAAGTTGCCCATCAAGCGGTATCGAGAGCTTACTGAAAAAATCAAATTTGAGCTAGGGGGGATCGCCTACCATTGTTTGAAGGTCTATGAGCAAGACAAGTATGCTTATGAGGGATATGTACCCACGTCCATGATTGGGGCATCCAACGACTTCTACAACTTTGTTGAAGAGCACTTTGACGATTATTTTAAAGCTGACGAAACAACATTGAATGAGGCATGGAAGGCATACAAGGCTTATTGTGAGGAAGCCAAGGTTCCGTATCCGTTTTCAAAGCGGGTGTTCAAAGAAGAACTTAAAAACTATTTCACATCGTTCTTTGATCGGTACCACCCTACTGACGGCCAGCAAATACGAAATTATTACAAGGGTTTCAAGATTGAACGATTTGGATTTGCGAGTCAGCCAGTGGAGGATAAACCAATAGCAGACGCCAATTGGCTTATTATGACAGAGCTGAATGGAGTATCGGAGTTCGACAAAGAATATGCTTCTAGCCTTGCCCAGTATGCAAATGCGGAGGAAACCCCACTCAGACAATGGGACAACGTGGAAACTACTTTGTCTGAGATAGACCCTTCTAAGCTTCATTATGTTCGAGTTCCTGAAAACCACATAGTCATAGACTTCGATTTGAAGGACTCCGATGGAAACAAGTCGCTGGAGAAAAATTTAGAGGCGGCATCCAAATGGCCAAAAACGTACGCCGAGCTTAGTAAGAGCGGTAAGGGGATTCATCTGCACTATATCTATCCCGGAGACGTTACGACTCTCAGTCGTGTGTATGATGACGACATCGAAATCAAGGTGTTCACGGGTCTTAGCTCCCTGCGAAGAAAGCTGACCATGTGCAACAATCTTGCAATTGAGTCTATCAACTCCGGATTACCGATGAAAGGAGCAAAGAAAGTGATTAACGCAGATGCTGTGAAAAGCGAAAAAGGCTTACGGACGTTGATCATTAAAAATCTCAGGAAAGAAATACACGGAAGCACAAAACCGTCTGTGGACTTTATTTACAAGATACTGGAGGATGCCTACGCCAGTGGTCTTAAATACGATGTTACTGACCTTCGTGCGGATATACTCACGTTTGCGGCAAGAAGCACCCACCAATCGAAGTATTGCACCAATCTGGTCAAGGACATGAAGTTCAAGTCCGACGATCCTCCGGAAGACGGAGTATACGAAAAAGACGAGCTGGTGTTCTTTGATGTTGAGGTGTTTCCCAACCTCTTTATCGTTGTATGGAAGATGGCAGGAAAAGATGCTGTCAAAATGATAAACCCCACCCCCTCGGAAATTGAGGAACTGGCCTCGTTTAAACTCGTCGGCTTCTACTGCCGTAAGTACGACAATCACATTCTGTATGGTCGGATGATGGGTTGCAGCAACGAGCAGCTCTACAACCTTTCGCAGAAAATTATAGCCGGTGACAAGAACGCGTTCTTTGGGGATGCTTATAACCTGTCCTACACGGATGTCTATGATTTCTGTTCAAAGAAGCAGAGCTTGAAGAAGTGGGAAATTGAGCTCGGCATCCATCACCAGGAACTCGGACTTCCTTGGGACATGCCAGTTGACGAGTCTCTATGGACAAAGGTTGCGGAGTATTGTGCAAACGATGTTGTTGCAACAGAGGCCGTGTTTAACAAACGTTCCGAGGACTTTACGGCCAGAGAAATTCTGTCAGACATTTCAGGTCTGAGTGTTAATGATACTACAAACCAACATACAACGAGAATTGTATTCGGTGATGCCAAGCACCCACAGGATCAGTTTGTGTACACGGATCTATCTGTCATGTTTCCGGGCTATAAGTACGAAGCTGGTAAAAGCTCGTATAGAGGGGAAGATCCCGGAGAAGGAGGCTATGTGTATGCCGAACCGGGCGTCCATGGAAATGTGGCTCTTCTGGACATTGCCTCCATGCACCCGACGAGCATCGAGCAACTGAATCTGTTTGGCCCATACACGAAGAACTTCAGTGCTATCAAGCAGGCTCGAATTGCAATTAAGCATCGAGATTATGAGGCCGCGGGAAAGATGTTCGATGGAAAGCTCAAAAAGTATTTGACGAGCGATGACCAAGCGGATGCTTTAAGCTATGCACTGAAGATCGCCATCAATAGTGTCTATGGACTGACCTCTGCCAAGTTTGATAATAAATTTAGAGACCCACGCAATGTTGACAACATCGTCGCAAAGCGTGGGGCTTTGTTTATGATCAACCTGAAACATGAGGTTCAGGAGCGAGGCTTCACGGTTGCACACATCAAGACCGATTCCATTAAAATTCCAGACGCTACTCCAGAAATTATAGATTTTGTCATGAAGTATGGAGAAGAGTATGGGTACACCTTCGAGCATGAGGCTACATATGACAAGATGTTCTTGGCCAACGATGCTGTCTACATTGCCAAGTACAAGTCTGGAAAGCATGCTGGAGAATGGACGGCCACCGGAACACAATTCCAGGTTCCCTATGTGTTCAAGACATTGTTTAGTCATGAGCCGATTGAGTTTGCCGATTTGTGTGAAACCAAGACCGTCACCACGGCTCTGTACCTGGATATGAACGAACAGCTTCCGGATGTGTCTGACAAAGATGCCGAGCTTGCTCGATTGCTCAAAATGAAAAAAGAATGGTGCACATCACTTCTTGCAGCACCAGAAGGCAAGTTGGCAGATATTGAGCTGCAAATCAAGGAACTTAAGCGTGAAGTGGCGGCCGGACACGATTATCACTTCGTAGGAAAGGCTGGCTCCTTCTGCCCAATCAAACCTGGATGCGGTGGAGGAGTGCTTTTGCGAGAGAAGGACGGAAAGTATTCCGCAGCCACCGGAACAAAAGGATATCGGTGGTTGGAAGCAGAAGCGGTTAAGCAGAGCGGCAAAGAGGAAGATATTGACCGTTCTTATTATGCAGCTATGGTTGACGAGGCCGTATCTACAATTTCGGAGTATTGCAATTTCGAATGGTTTGTCTCGGATGACCCGTACCCCGATGAAACAGAATTACCATGGTATTAACCAGAAAAGGAGAAATCAAAATGGCTACAAACAATATTTCTATCGAGAATGCAAGAATCCTGTTCAGAAACTTTGCAGGCAAGGAGGGCCGGTACAACAGAGAAGGGAAGCGAAATTTTTGCGTTTTGCTTGATGAGGATCGGGCTCAGCAGTTGGAGGAAGATGGGTGGAACGTTCGATACCTTAACCCTCGAGATCCGGAAGATACACCTCAGGCATATTTGCAGGTTGCTGCCAATTATGAAAAAGTTCCGCCCAAGATCGTTCTGGTTACGAGTCGTGGCAAGACTGTCCTCGATGAGAGCAACGTCGAGTCTTTGGACTGGGCAGAAATCTCGAATGTGGATTTGATTATTCGGCCGTATCATTGGGATGTCAACGGACATACTGGCGTGAAGGCGTACGTCAAGAATATGTATGTGACCATTGCAGAGGACGAGTTCGAAAGCAAATACTATGACATTCCCGAAAACGGATGATTGAACTATATGACCATCAAAAGGAGGCCATCGAAAAACTGAAAAACGGTTCCATTCTTTGTGGGGGAGTTGGCTCTGGTAAATCCAGGGCCGCTCTCGCCTATTATTTTATCAAAGAATGTGGCGGGATGATTGATGGTATTTCCTATGGTTTTGACGATGACTATGTTCCAATGTCTGCACCGGTTGATCTGTATATTATAACAACGGCCAGGAAGAGAGACACGTTGGAATGGGAAGGCGAGTGCCTGCCCTTTTTGATAGCTTCGAACCCCGAATCCAATATTTATAAAACGAAAGTAGTCATTGATTCGTGGAATAACATCGGAAAATACAAAGAGGTAGAGAATTCCTTCTTCATATTCGACGAGCAGCGGTTGGTTGGATACGGGGCCTGGGTCAAAGCATTTCTCAAAATAGCAAAAAACAATCACTGGATTCTTTTAAGTGCTACACCCGGGGATACCTGGTCGGATTATATACCTGTGTTCATAGCTAATGGCTTCTATAAGAATAAGACAGATTTTGAGCGTCGGCATGTTGTGTACAGCCCTTACTCAAAATTCCCAAAAATCGAGAAGTACATAAACCAGGGAGTACTTATTCATCACAGAAACAGTATCTTGGTAGATATGCCGTATACAAAGCCGACTATCTCGAACAATGAGTCCATTATTTGCATGTTTGACAAAGAAGCCTACTCTACAGTTCAATCCAAACGATGGAACATATTTGACGATTCTCCTATTATGAATGCCAGCGAGCTTTGCTATACGCTGAGAAAGGTCGTAAACAGTGACCCATCAAGAATGGCAGCACTGCTAGACTTGTATCAGAAGCATAAGCGAATAATCGTATTTTATAATTATGACTACGAACTGGAGGCACTTAGATTAGGGCTGTGGGATGCCGGAATTGAATTTTCCGAATGGAATGGACACAAGCATGAGCCAATACCAGAAACTGAAAGCTGGGCCTATTTAGTTCAATATACTGCTGGAGCCGAAGGCTGGAACTGCATCCAGACCGACACGATTGTGTTCTACTCAGAAAACTACTCGTATAAGATAATGGCTCAGGCGGCCGGAAGAATCGACAGAATGAACACGCCATTCAAGTATTTGTATTATTACCATATGACTTCTACTTCTCAAATTGATCTAGCAATCACAAAAGCTCTTCGACGTAAGAAAAAGTTTAATGAAAGGGGGTTTGCCAATACATAACTACTTTTCTTTTACCTCGCAATTTTTACACACCATATAATAGGAGGGGAGCGAAAATATCGCACTTCTCCTATTATTTTGCGCTTTAGGAGGGAATCATGAAACGTGAGAATCAATTTCAGAGTCATCTGATTTCAGAGCTACATTCCAGGTTCCCTGGGTGCATTGTGCTAAAGAACGATGCCAACTATATACAAGGGATACCAGACCTAACCATTCTATATAAAGACCATTGGGCTTTTTTGGAATGCAAACGGTCTGCTAATGAGAAGCACCAACCAAATCAGGATCATTATATTGGCGAGGGATCAAAAATGTCCTTCGCCAGTTTTATTTATCCGGAAAACAAGGAGAACGTTCTAAATGACCTTCAACGATCATTCGAGGCTTAAGGATCAACATGCTTTCCTTGGCGCAAGTAAGTATCACTGGATCAACTATGATGAAGAAAAGCTTGCTGCATCGTATACAAATTTTCTGGCTGTTCAGAGAGGAACCAAGTTACATGACTTTGCTCGTCAGTGTATCGAACTTGGTGTGAAGCTTCCTAGGTCACAAAAGACTTTGAATATGTACGTCAATGACGCTATCGGGTTCAAAATGGCAGCAGAGCAAGTTCTGTACTATTCCGAAAACTGCTTCGGAACGGTAGACAGTATTATTTTCAAGAACAACACTCTTCGCATTCATGATTTGAAAACCGGTGCAACGCCAGCATCTATGAATCAGTTGTTCGTCTACGAATCGCTATTCTGCCTTGAGTACGGAATCAAGCCAGGTGACATTGAGACTGAGCTTAGAATCTATCAATCGGACAATGTTATGTCATGTAGCCCTGACCCAGATAAAATACTCAAAATCATGGACAAGATCATAACATTTGATAAGCTAATCAACGAACTTAAAATGGGAGGCTGAAAATGATCATTTCCAATTATTTTCCTGAAGCGTATGACTTCACTGAAAAGGTCTTCCATTATGGGACTAAACGCCATTCTGGTCGGTACCCATGGGGGTCAGGTGAGGATCCATATCAGCATGAGTCGTATTGGCTGGGGTTTGTAAAGGATTTGAAGGCGCAAGGATACACGGACACAGAAATAGCTGAATACTATGGGATATCGACTACGAAGCTCCGTGCATACCAGAAGATAGCCAAAGCCGATGTTCAAAATGCCACTCGTTCGAAGGCAATAGAATTGATGGATAGTGGTATGTCCAGATCCGAGGCGGCGAGAGAACTTGGTGTCGCCGAGTCAACACTTAGAACGTGGCTTGACCCCGTTAAAGCTGAGCGCGCCGACATTACAACCAACATCGCAAATGTACTGAAAGAACAGATAGAAAATGGAAAAACCTACTTGGATGTTGGAAGGGGTGTTGATAAACAACTTGGCATAAGCCGAGAGCAACTCAACACTGCTATATCTATGCTGGAAGAAGAAGGGTACAAGCTGAGCTATCTCAAAGTGGAGCAGGCGACAAACCCCGGCAAATACACATCGGTTCGAGTGCTAACAAAAGATGACGTTGAGTGGAGCGAAATTTATGAGAATCGTGACCAAATTCGTTCTCCGACAGGCGAATGGCTTGAAGACGGAGGCCGAACTATTCGAGGAATAGAAACCCCAACGAGCATTGATTCCGATAGAATCGCAATTCGATACTACGAAGATGGTGGATCTAAAAAAGATGGCGTTATAGAGCTTCGGCCAGGCGTTGAAGATATTTCTTTGGGGGATTCTACATACGCTCAAGTTCGAATCGCAGTTGATGGAACGCACTATCTGAAAGGCATGGCTATGTACAGCGACGACATTCCGGATGGCGTAGACATCGTATTCAACACAAACAAGCATTCGGATAAGAGCAAGATGGAAGTTCTGAAAGAAATGGATGAAGATGCAGACAACCCCTTTGGATCCACAGTTCGCCAACGAACTTACATTGGTTCCGACGGCAAAGAGCATCTTTCGGCAATTAATATCGTCAATGAGGATTCGGATTGGGAAAAATGGTCTAAGACCTTATCATCCCAAGTACTTTCAAAACAATCCCCAACTTTGGCCCAACGACAACTGGACTTGAAATATCAAGAAATGTTGGATCAGTACGAAGAGATTTGTGAGCTTACAAATCCGGCAGTAAAAAAGAAACTGTTAGAATCTTTTGCTGATGACTGTGATTCTTCGGCAGTTCATCTTAAAGCGGCCGCCCTTCCAGGTCAGGAGACTAAAGTTATACTTCCGTTGACACAGCTTAAAGATAATGAAGTATATGCCCCTACATTCACCAATGGCGAAGAAGTAGTCCTTATTAGATACCCACATGGCGGAACCTTCGAAATACCAAGGCTTAAAGTCAATAATACAAATGTGCAAGGAAAAGAACTCATTGGCAATGCCGCTAACGCAATCGGAATAAACTCGAACGTTGCAGAACAATTGTCCGGAGCAGACTTCGATGGTGACACGGTGGTCGTGATCCCCACCAAAGGGCAATCCATCAAAACCTCTTCGCCGCTTTCGCAGTTGGAGAACTTTGACCCGAAAGAAACGTATAAAGCTTACGACGGTATGCCGAAGGTTGGCACTGAAACCGGGTTCTATAAGCAATCCGAAATGGGTAAGGTCTCAAATCTTATAACCGACATGACTATCAAGGGCGCTACTACTGATGAAATTGCCAGAGCGGTAAAGCATTCCATGGTAGTCATAGATGCTGAGAAACATAACCTTAATTGGCAACAATCCTATAAGGATAATGAAATAGCCCAGTTGAAGGAAAAGTACCAGGGGGCTTCGAATGCAGGAGCTTCCACCGTTGTATCAAGAGCAAAGGGCCGTACATACGTTGATATGCGCAGCGACTCGTATGACATTAACCCCGAGACAGGTCAGAAGATATACAAAACACCAAAGGGCGCCACTTGGGTGGACAGCGAAACTGGGGAAACTGTTACCCGTAAGCAGAGAAGCACTAAGATGGCAGAGACGGAGGATGCATTTGACCTAGTGTCCAGGGACGAGAATGGAACGACCACCCGCATAGAGGCTATTTATGCCACCCATGCCAACCGTTTAAAAGCTTTGGCCAACGAAGCAAGAAAAGAGTATGTTTCTACACCAAACCAGAAAGTTTCTGCATCTGCAAAAACTACATATGCAGATGAGGTAGAGAGCCTTAACGCCAAGCTCAACGTTGCTCAGAAAAACGCCCCCCTGGAGAGATTGGCACAACTGGTAGCCAGCAAAGTTTACGAGGCCAAGTGTGACGACAACCCATCGTTGAAGAATGACAAGGAGGCTTCCAAAAAGGTAAAAGCCCAGATAATCGAAGAGACCCGCACCCGAGCAGGCGTGGCAAAGCGAGAAGACCGTGAAGTCAAGATAACCGATAAGGAGTGGGAAGCAATACAAGCCGGGGCTATCAGCAATAATAAACTGACCGCCATACTTAACAATGCAAACCTGGAGGATATTCAAAAGCTGGCTACTCCTAGAAAGACAACCGGTCTTTCGACTGCTAAGTTGAGCAGAGCAAAAGCACTTCTCAACGCTGGTTACACATGGGCGCAAGTTGCAGATGCAGTTGGTGTGTCTGTTACAACCCTTCGCAACAATATCAAGAACACTTAAATGAAAGGAGCCATATGAATGAAGGTTTGTGCACTCACAACAAATGATAACCCCTATGACCCTTTCACGCAGTTTGACGACTGGTATGCTTTTGATATTTTGAAGGGCTATGGAACTTGTTCTTATCTTGGTAGAATTGCCTTGACTTCGCCTGAACTTCTTCCCGAAGATCAAGCAATCGCAAACGAATTGGCGATCGACGAAATTTGCAAATTCGATTATCGAGGAATTTATAAAAAAGTAGAAAAAGAAGTCTGAACAAAAACCAAAGACCAAAGACCAAAGAATGAAACACCAAAAAATAAAAAGCTCAGAAACCAATACGGATAAAATTGATTTCCCTTTTTCTGAATTATATGTTTTTGGAGTTGCAAAGATTTCAAATATTCTTTTTGTTTCTCGAGAAAAAAAGAAAAATGCAAATGAAAAGATGATGAACAATCGCTGATTGGCGGGGGAGGGGTCTCGCAGTCCTTACCCCCCTCCCTCATCGCCGTCCTCCTAAAAAATTCTCCGGGGGA